ACACAAAACCGTCTAGCATTCTTTGGTGTATTACAAAACTTAATGCAAGTACTTATGATTGATCAATGTGTAATGATTTCTCATAACGCTGAACTTAATATGGGCTTTATGGATGTAATTGTATTAAGAAATACAGATCCTACAAGCAACTATAAAGAAGGTAATGTAATCTTTGAACTTTAAGCGAAAGATATTGGAGTATCTCATATGAGATACTCCATATTCTTATCTAAAATTCATCAGCAGCACGACTACCAACTAATTTAAGTTTGTATGTTTTGTTGATAGATGCATTACGAGCAATACCATTACGGATATCAACTACACAGCCACCCAAGATAAAGTCTGCTGGGATAGGCATGTTTGGTACTTGTTGACCAGTGCGTGTATCGATTACTTCAAACCATTTATTTTGGTTAGATTGGTCATATACGACTACTGTTTCAACGAATGGATTGGAAGAATTAAGCATAGCATTTTGTTCTGGAGTCATATTTTGTACATATGCATCAAAACCAGAATCACCATCAGCTGTTACCATACCAGTAGTAGGGTCATTATAAACTGGAACACCCATTTCTGGAGTATTGATAGTAGCTGGATGGATATTACGCATAGCTTGAGGGATAGCACCCATAGGAGCATTCATAAATGCATTGAAGCTATCCATTACACGTTTTTCGTCACTATCAGCATTAGAGTCAATAGCAAGTTCTTTGTGTTTAGATAATTCAAGTCGATGAGCGTTGGTAATAGTATTAGCCATTTCACGAGCAATGGAAATTTTATTACTATATAAAGACCCAAGAGTACTAGTCATATTGGAAATGTAATCATATTTCCCTTTAAGAGTACGAGCATGACGTACATCTTCAAGATCTTTACGAACTGTTTGTGCAAGTTCTTCGATTTGTACAGCAGTTTGAGTCAATACATTACGAGGAATGTCGTAAGTACTGAAATAAGTTTTGTCTGAGTTTAAAGGAGTTTTAGCTGGTTCTTTATTAAGATCATTAGGGTCTACAGCTTTAACTGATTTTTTACGTGCTGGTTTCTTTTCTTGAGTGTATTCAGTAGGAACGCTCAATTCTTTAGAATCCATTTTCATTAATTCGCCCATAGGATTAAAATTCTTAAGGGCATCTTTTTGACGTTCTTCCTCTTCAGTATAGAACGTTACTGGTTGTAGTAATTCATTACTCATTATTATATACCTCACATTTTAAAATTATTTTTCTGATTTACCTTATTGTATAAATAGTGAATTTTAACGAGACACCTAAATAACTAAAATTGAAAGGAGTTGTGATAATATGCCTTTAATCCCCGGTTATCCTAAAGGTTCTGATCTAACTGTAATAGATGTAAGATATTCTGGTAAAACAAAAGACGAAGAAACAGGTAAATGGAAAGATGATTTCCTTAATATTATATATAGAGATAATGTAACAGGTGAGAAGAAATCTTGCCTTAAAATGAAACCAAAATTTACTTACTACATCCTAAAACCTGAAAAGGTTACAAATTATCATCAATTTTTCGTAAGTAAAGATGATTTGATTGAGTGTGAATGTGAGTATAGTAAACTCAAAAGAGACATTTGTGATAGACTTGGTTTGGATAGAAGTATAGCTTACGAAGGTAATACCGTATTAGCAGATAATCGTGTATTTGAAGCTGATATTAAAATTGCCGACTACTATCGTATGAAGTTCAATGAAGAATATACGAATGATATCATTACTCCTACTAAGTCATTCCTAGATATCGAAGTTGATGGTATTAATATCAAAGGCGACTTCCCAGAACCTGGTGAATGTCCTATTAATGCCGTATCATATCTTGAATTCGAATCTAAGACAATTACTACTGTCTTATTACGAAATCCAGAGAATCCTTTAATAGAGAAATTCGAAAAGAATCTTTCTAATTATGATAAAGAATTCAAAGAGCTTCTAACCCAAGTATTGGGTGGAGAAGAAATGGTTAAGAAATTCGAATTAGAAAATCTTACCACTAAGATTGCTTTCTATGATGATGAAGTATCCATGTTACAGGATTTATTTGGGTATATCAATTCAAAGAAACCAGACTTCATTCTTGCATGGAACATGGCATTCGATATTCCATTTATTATTCAACGTCTCAATAACCTAGGAGTAGATGCTGCTGATATTATGTGTGACCCTATTGTATTAGGTGAACGTAAATGTAGTTACTATGAAGACTTGTTACATAAGCAACAACTAGAAGCTCGTGGTGACTTTGCTGATATTAGTTCTACATCCAACTACCTAGACCAAATGATTCATTTCATGTCTAGACGTAAAGGTCAATCTACATTCAAGAATAGTAAATTGGATTACATCGGTGAAGTAGTAGCAGGTGTTCGTAAGTTGGATTATTCTGATATTACAACTTCTGTAACTAAATTACCTTATTTGAATTATGATATCTTTGTTAAATACAACATGATCGACGTTATCGTTCAGTATTGTATTGAGCATAAGACTGGCGATATTGATTATGTATTCAATAAGGTATTACAAAACTCTACTTCATATAGTAAAGTACACAGACAAACTGTATACTTAGCTAACCGTGCAGTAATGTTGTTTAAAGAATATGGTAATTATGTTCTTGGTAATAACGTAAACCGTTTCAAAGAAAAAGATAATACTAAATATTCTGGTGCATTCGTAGCTAATCCTACATTGATATCTGATAAGATTAAAACTAAAACAACTTTAGGCTCTAATATCAGTCTTATTAATAACGTAATTGACTATGACTACACTCGTATGTATCCATCTATTACACAACAAGCAAATCTAGCTCCTAATACACAAATAGGTAGATTAGATATTCCGAATAAAGTATATAAGAATGAGAATGCAATCCATAATCCAAAATATGTACGTTCTGGTGCTTATATAGAAGATTTGACTTCTGATAATTATTTGGTATTTGCTAATAGATGGTTACATTTAGCCAACTTCAATGAACTGTATGAAGATATCGTAGAATATTTCAATTATAATGAAATACCATATGATAGAAACTTCAATGCCGTAGGTAATCATTATGATTTGCCTATAGCACCAGTACGTTATATGGGTGATGATACTCTAATTAATCCAGTTCAATATATGCCTTATGAAAGAAACAATACTGAATTCCCTGGATTACCAGAACGTATTAGAGAAGATATAAAAGAAATTTATAATAGAGGAGTTCTAAATGTATCAAGAGTTGACTTTGACGACGATTAAAGGTATTCTTGATTACAATAAACTTATGAAAGCTCACATTCTTATGTGGTCCAATCAAGGTCAATCCTTGATTGGATTCTCTGAGAATGAATTAGCTCCATTTGTAATCAAAACTTTAAATGTTCGTCCAGACTTTATTCCACCAGAAACACAAAACTTCGTGGTTAAAGTAAATGACCTTACAAAGTTTAGTAAAGTAATGATTGAGAAACCAGATACAACTAAACTGTATATGGATTTAAATGAGATGTATAGACCGAATCTTTTTGCTAAAGAAATGGTTCTATATTCGAATAAATCTCCAGTTGATTTAATACCAGCTTTTGATTTCCATAGATTCAATGATTTATATTATAATGCTTATATGGATTGGAATAATTCATATAAAGTATTCGAATGTGATGATATATCTCAACGACCAGAATTAGAAAGTATTCTAAATTCTAAATCTTCTGATGGTATTATCAGAACAGTAGTTGATGGTAGAGCATTTTATGTACCTCAGCCATTCTTAAACGTACTTAAGAAAGACACAGTAAGTTTATCCCTACTAGAGAATTTCAATAACGTAAGAACTTATTTGGGTTGCTTTGAAATAAAGAAAGCCAAAGGAGTTATTGAAAATATCTATTTCCGTAGCGTTAAGCTAGATAATATGTAGCGGTAAATTAAGCCCGAGAACATTAGGGTAATCTAAGTACTTTAAGGAGGTTTTAATAAATGGCAGAAAATAATAAAGATATCCAGAGTATGATGGATACTCTAGATAAAACCAAACGCTCTCTTTATTCTGATATTTATTACGACACCGATACTACTAATAGAGAAATCAGGATGCTTCGAAATAATCTTGATGCTTCTCTTCAAAAGATTAGTAATGTAAATTTATCCAATACTGGTCTGGCTAATATTAGTCAGTTATATACTAAGACTCTAAGCAGTAATCAACGTCGTAATCAAGACTTAATCGATAGTATTAATTCTACATTAGGCAATGCTACTAATATGGATAGAGTCATGGGTGTTTATATGGAAAACACCTGGATTCGTGATATTGATAGAGATATCGATATGGTATGTAAATACCTTCCTAAATTAGAACAAGCATTAGCTATCCAACGGGAGCATGTATTCGCTGCCGATTCATTCTCAGCCAACCCGGCAATTATTCAATTAAAGAATAATCCAGATGATGAAGCTGGTGATGAAAACATTCAACACATGATCCGTGTTCATAACTTATATGAAAAGATGGATCAGTGGTATGATGAAATCGATAAACGTGGTGAAGTCTTCGTTTATTGTGTCCCATTCAATAAAGCAATCAAAGCTCTACTTGACGCCAAGTCTAAATCAGTACTTGGTGGGGTAGAGCTTGGTGCTATGAATGAAGATACTTTATTTGATTCTCCTGAAGATAAATTCAGTATTCAGGAAGCATGTGGTGAGTTTATTGATGATTTATCTGACCCAAAACGTCATAAATCTAATCAATCTGACACATCTATTATGGAATCAGTCGGTAATATCGATGTATCAATAGATACTAGTAGGATTCTTAGTTCTGCATTGAAAGATCAATACAAAGCTATGAAATTCTTTAGCGAGAACGGATCGTCTTTATTTTTTAACGAAGCAGATAATTCGATCGTAGTGGGAGCCGATACAAATAATTTCTCCAAGTTCTCTGGTGACCCAAATTCTATTTCTAGCGGTGGTCTTTCTTTAGATGGTACTTTTGTTGCAGGTAACAATCGAGGAGAGAACAACGTTAATATCCCTGGTTGTATTATTAAGAAACTTGATCATGCAATGATTAAACCATTATACATTGATGACATTTGTTTAGGATATATCTATATCGAATGTGATAAAAAGATGGTAATGGAACAAACTACATTCTCTAGTACTATCGGTGGTATTAGACCTGGTAATGCTAATAGAACTAACTTTGATCTTCAAGGTTCTCAAGGTAAAGACGCAACTATCCTTAAGAAGATTGCAGCTACTATCTCCGAAAAAGTTACAAGTAAATTTGTAAATGCTAACCAAGACTTAGCTAAAGAGATTTATCATATCTTGGAATACAATGCTAATATTGATGCATCTGGTAAAGTAAGTAAGATTAATATTACTTTCTTACCACCTGAAGACGTACAACACATGTATTTCAAATTTAACTATGAAACTAAACGTGGTATCTCTTCTTTAGAAAGATCTTTATTCCCAGCTAAACTATTCTCCTGTATGTATATTACAAACGTTCTTCAAATCCTAACTCGTGGTGATGATAAACGTGTATACTATGTAAAACAAACAGTAGATACAAATATAGCTGGTGTATTAGGTTCGGTAATTAACCAAATCCAACGTGGTAACTTTGGTATTCGTCAAATTGAATCCATGAATAACGTATTAAATATGGTTGGTAAGTTCAATGACTATATTATTCCTAGAGGTCAAGGCGGTGATGCACCAGTTGACTTCGAAGTATTACCTGGACAACAAGTTGACGTTAAGACTGAGCTTATGAATATGCTAGAAGAAATGGCTATTGATAATACTGGTACTCCAATTGAAGTAATTACAATGAGACAACAAGCAGATTATGCTACTCATTTAACTATGACAAATACAAAGTTCCTTCAATTTATCAATAACCGTCAAGCAGTGGTAAAGAATCTCTTCAATAAAATCTTAACTCGTATCTATAATTATGAATTCAATATTGATAATTCTAGATTCGATGATATTGAATTACTATTACCACCTCCAGTATATTTGAATGCTATGAACAGTTCACAAATCCTAGACTCTGTAAATGCAATGGGTGAAGCTATTGCTAAGCTTGAGTACAGTGATGATGAATCTGATAAACAAATGGAATTCTCTAGATTCCTTAAGCGTAATCTATCACAACACGTGCTTCCTAAGGACATCATTAGTAAATCTAAAGATGAAGCTGAAATGTCCTTGGCTAAACGTAAAGGTGACGAAGAATAAAAAGCAGAAAATATCCCACTACCCAATATTGGGTAGTGGGTATTATTTCGCTTTATTTTTTTATCTATGCTATAGACTTATTACCAGCTGGATTTCTTGGAGGATACAGTGTAACCACCAGTTTCACCAGGGTTAGGCATTTTAGCCAAAGCATCATAAGCAAATTTAGCTTCTTCGAATTCTGTGTTTTCATTGATCCAGTCAAGGAATTTTTGAGCCTTATCTGTAACCAATGGACCAGTAATAGGATAACCATTGAAGCTAATGTTCAATTCACGCCAGCCGATATCGCCTTTAGTGTAGTTGTACATAGAAGTTTCTGCAGATGTAGGTTGAGCAGATACGATCAAATAAGCTTTTTCAATGAAACGTGCTGTATTATCAGTAGTGAAATACAAGAATTGGAATGTTTCATGTTCGAAGCCAGCTTCAAGAGCGGATTTATCACGTTCAGCACCTGTTTTCAAGATACCGTTATAACGTTTTACTGTAGAACGAGGGTCTTTTACGCCACGTAAGAACAATTCATGAACTTTAGTGAAGATAGAACCAGAACGTTCATTGTATCGCATGGAGAATGTAGAAGCAGATTGCATAGTAGTTTGAGTGATGATATTAAGGTTATTTACACCATCGGAAAGTTCGTTAGTGTTTACACCCATATCTTCGATACCATCTAAGTTCTTGAAGTCATATTCAAGAAGATGACGATAGTTTTCAATCAATACTTTGTAATCATCGGATTCGTTTTTCAATACGTTAAGGAAATCAGGAATTTTCAAAACGATCAAGAAACCATAACCAGTTTCATACAAGTCCCATTGTTCCAAAGCGGAGTAGTCAACTACGCCACGAGTAAGCATGTATTTAGTAACATTACGGACTGGTTTAGTACCAGCGAAAATGTTTTTAATAGTATTTGCCATAGTATGTCGTCCTCCTTTCTATTATAATACAGCGTTTTCGCTGTTACGAATAGCTTCGATTTTGAAGATTTCAGTTTGAATGAAGTTACGGAATGTAACTTGGATACGAGCATAGAAGATTTTGTTCATGTCGTAGTTCAAGTCTTTAGTGTAAATAACTTGAATTGTTTCAAACTTACTGGAGTGACGAGCAATGATGGATTCAACGTCTTGTTTGTATTGTACCAAATCATCACCATCCAAGAATTTGTAACGGTTGATTGGACAACGTTGACGGATTTCACGAATTAATGCTTGTACCATAAGTACGTTATTACCCCAGCTCAATTGAGTGTAAGCACGTTGTGCAGTGAATTCGGAGTCCATAGTCAAGACACCATCATAGTAAGTTGCATAGTTGATGCGGTTGTCATCAAAGAATTGTTTTTGATCACCGGATTTAGGAGTATGTTTTGGTGTGAAGTTGATAGTACCATCAATTACATCATCAAATACGATACCATAAGCTTGACCACAGAATGGACGAGATACACCATTTAAGTAATGGTTAACAAATTTAACTGCCATGTTGTAAGTGGAAGTTACTGTAATTTGTTTACCAGAGTATGGGTCAAGGATATCCCAGTAGTTGCTGTAAAGCATAACGAATTTAGAACGAGCGGATTCTGGAAGTTTAGATACTTGGTATTTAATATCTTGGAAGGACATCAAACCTTTAGTACCCATATCTTCGAAGTATTCGCAGTCTTCACGGAATGCTACTAATTCTTCAATAGAGCGTTTGATTGCAGCAGGATAGTTGCAGTCGAAGATAACGTCGATACGGTTATTATCTACGTCGTAGATAGAATCGCCTTGTTCGCAAGAACCATTGAATACCATTTGAATTTGTTTGTAGTAGTATTCAAGGTTAGCCATAGGGTTTGTGCCAAAACGACCGTTAGAACCATTAAGCAAAGAAATACCATTCAAGTTGTTAAGGTTAACGGAAGTAGATTTAACACGGATGTTGCTCATCTTTTTACCATACAAGTCTGTATTGTAAAGCAAGTCGCAAAGAGCCATTTCTTTTTCATCGCGACCAGAGATGTATGCTAAGTTTTTGTAGAATTCTTCCCAGTATTCTTCGAAGATACGAGTACGAATTTGACGAGAAGTTTTAGCATTTACAACACGAGTAAGAGACATGTTCAAACCAGAGTCACGAATGTCTGGGTTCAAGGAGAACATGAATGTTTCAAGTTCAGTTAAAGTACCATCTTGGTTTTCTTCCATAATTTTCAAGATATAGGAAGCATAAACGATTGGGTATTTAGTTGTGTTGTTTCTATAGATACGAATACGTTTGTTAGAAACACCACGACCGATATCAGTGAACAAGAAGAGTGGGTAAGAACCATCTTTACCCAAACCATTGTGAGTATGAGAAGCTTTCAAAGCTGTCTTATAGTCACCAGGGTTGTTAGACACCATATCTACAGATTGAAGTGTGAATTCAAGATCAGCAACTTGAGTCATGATAGGTGTAGAAGCCACAGAAGAAGTTGTTTCTTCACCAGTAGCATTATCACGGTAAAGAGCTTTACCGTTTTCATCTGTTTTTTGAATATTGGTTTTTGTTACATTTGCAATGACAGCAATGTTAGCCAATTTAGCATCTTCTGCTACGACACGACGAGCGAAAAGACGACCACCAGCTTTTACAAAGCTAGCAGCAGTCAATAAAGATTGACCATGGCGAGCGAAATCAATGTTATCGCCGTAATAATCGGCGAAAGCTTGAGCGTTCTCGATTTTGGTAAATTCTTCTGGCCCTTTGTCAGAGGAAAATGCACTGAAATTGATAGGTCTATCAATAGTAACTTTGATAGTATTATCAATAGGATTAATTTGACTTTGGTCGTCCCAAATGAACTGTGTTCCAGGAGCTGGCATAGTCTTAGTTCCTCCTTTATTTTTCTTTTAATTCTTAAGAAGTTAAAAAAGTTTATATAAACCTTCTCAAAGAGAGGCAAACTTTAATCATATGTTAAAGGCCACTTCCGGTATATCGCTTATAAATCCTTACCAGTAACGATATTCTCTAATGGAGAATCAACCTCGCTATCATTCAGAGCAGCATATACAACTGACTCGTTAAAGTTTTCAGAAGTAATTGCTGAATAAGGACTGATTATTTTGGCGATAGTCTTAATACCGATTGGAGTATAATTCTTCATATTGGTTTCGCCAGATAACCTGAATGGCACGTCTATATTATCTTTAGCCCGGCACAGTTCGGAAATCATAACGCCAAATAATTGTAGTGCTACATTATATGAAGCACCATTATAGGCAATATTATCTATGAAATAATTTTGAAGTTCATCATAACCAATGGTATTAGGAATAGCACCAGTGATTGCGAATAATTTCAAGAATTGTTCTGTATTTTCGATATCTTCTGGTACAAAGATATTTACAATAACCGGGTTACCTTTTTTATAACGAAGAATCCGATAATCTTGTTTCTCTGATTCTTTAGTTAGTTTAATGCCTTTAATTTTATCTACTTTATATGGATTCGTTAAGAATCTAGTAGGATAATTAAACTGCTTTAGAGAACCTCTTGTCCCAGTCTTAGAAACTAAGCAATAGTTCATAATACCCATGACATTAATAAATTCTCCAGCATAGGCAGCTAAACCTCGATCGAAAAAGATTTCAGGAATATAGAATTGGAATTCGCCATCTTGATTAAAGACTATGGAATCACCTACACGTTTTAGAAACGTCGGAATCTTTTGATCCATAATTTAACCTCCTTTCTTCAAGTTTATTATGTTGTCATGGATATAATTTGTGATTATTTACTGTGGAATATGAGGACCAACGTATCCACCCAATGTAGTTTTAAATACATTGTGCTTCCACCATAAAATCAATTCATTAGGTTCTTTATGTAGGAATTTCTTGAAATCCCCACCAGGTGTAATCAAGTTAGCAGGTATAATAGAATACCCAGGACGAATAATACCCGTAGGACCAAGAACAGTAACACCACCGGTACTAACACCGCCAGTATTCTTACCGCCTCTAATAATAGAACCGACAATACTTTTGCCAATTAGTTTACCACCATCTACAATACCGTCAGTAACGATACCTTTAACAGTTGCACCACCAGTAGTAATACCATCTTCGATAGTGAATTGAACACCATTGATTTCACCGATAGCGATACCACCATAGACTTTACCACCAGTAGAAGTACCACCATGTGCTTTAACACCAAACACATTAGCACCCAAAGTAGTCATGTCTATACCAGAACGTTCACCACCAGTAACAATGGAGCTTTGGATAACTGGATTAAATGCAACACCATCGATTGTTTTACAACCAACGATATCAGCATCCACTACGAATAAACGACCTTCTTTAGCTTTAACCAAAGAACCTTCTAATTCTCCGTTACCAGATTTACCACCTTCGGCAATTGGATTAATTAGTTCACCAGCCATTACTTTACCAGCAACTAATGTACCACCGATAGATTGTGGATTTAAAATAGTAACAGATTTTTGATCTTTATTTACACCCATACCGACACCACCGAGTGCAATAGATGTATCTTCTAATGCTGTAGCAGAAACTACAGTACCAGCAGTTACATTACCATTACCATCAATAGTAGCATCTTTAATGAGGATATCTTTAAATAAACCATTCGCTGTTGCACCATAAGTTTTGGCGTTAACCATGTTAACGTCTACACCGAATAATTCATTATAGAGACCAATATATCTGATAGTAGATGTACGGATATTCAATACATTAGACATACCTTCAGTAGAGCAATCTACTTGTAAGATATAGTCAGTATTATCACAAGGGCATTTGCAAGTACTTGCAGTACCAACTTGACCAATTCCAGTAATAATACCAGAAACTTGATGTAAAGAACCAGCTTCTACATAACGGATAGTATATTTATTACCAGTTGTAATATCTACTTCTTTTGTAGTGCCATCAGAATAAGTAATTGTTAATTTCAACATTCTAGTTTCTTTAACACCGACATCGACTACCATAAGAGCATCTAATTTATCACCAGTATTTCTGCAGTCACAGCTGCAGCCATCAGCAACCCATTGGGTGCCACCGTACATATCAAAGATATTATCTCTATATCTATTATTCATCGCATAGATATTTAATGGAAATTCACCTTCGGAATAATGAATCTTGCTCATTATATTTAACCTCCTTTTCTAAATGATTATCTAAATGTTTGCCGATCAGCTTCGTAATGGGCTTTAATATAAAAAAGAAAATAAAAGTATATTATAGAATTGAGTAGAGATAAGCTTATCTTATCTCTAAAAATTTTTATATTTTTCTTTTATGAAAGGAGTCATAATTATGACAAACGGTGACAAAATTATTGACACATTAGTCGACAATGCTGCAGGAGCTCTTAAACGTGCAGTAAGGAAGGCATTGAATGGTATATTCGTCGACAAAGAACATTCTAAACCATTTATCGAAGATGGTAAAGATGTAAAAGAATATGCTTCTTCCAATCCTATCGTAGATTTCGATGTAAATGTTTTTAATGGTGGCTGGGCCCCAATGGATAATTGGCCTGAATTATCAGCAGTACACCTAGAAGGTTTTATGAAATGGGAAGATGTTATTAAAGAAGAAGACGGTGGTTTACCTGTAAAAGATGATGTTTATATCTATACATATAAATTTAAAGGTACAGGTCCTCGTCTTGTTTTATTAGAACAATTCTGCAATGAATTAGACATGAGCTATGATGAATACGAAAAAATCATCCTAGGTTGTCCATCTTTAATCCCAGTATTAATTCCTCATGGTGATTTCCAAAAAACAATGTTTAATCGTGAAGCTGAATACAATGAAGATTTATTAGAACCACACTATTTAGTTCCAGTATCTGGTTTAGTGATGGCTGTAATGAATATACGATTCACTTCTACAGATGCTATTACATTCAAACGTACATTAGCTAAAACTATTGGTGCTGTCGCTGGTGTTAAAATAACAAACGTTTAATTTAAAGGGAGGAGAAATCCTCCCTTTTATTTTTTATTATTTTTTCTACGTTCCTGAGGGTATTTATGCTTTAAACACACCTATAATGACATATTATGCTAATCCAAAGGAGGTAGATATAAATGGGACCAGAGGAGATGATGGTTCAACAACAACCACAACCATTACGCCCTGTATACCAAATGAGTACTACCAATAAATCTTTCTTAAATATGCACTACTACCTCAAAGCGAGAGGTATAAAAAATAATAAATTTATGCTAGTTCTTTTCGATCCAGATTTAGCTGGGGTAGATCCACATGATCCTAACCTTAGCTTAATCATGAAGCAAAAAGTAACTAGAGAAGTAGTAAGAAATTATTGGTATTTTCTTCGCGAAGTTGTTCGGGTATACGAAGATGGTAACCCTAGAGGTGTACAATATAGATTAGACCGTGGTAACATGGCATTCCATTTCTGTACTCTTTATAACTTAAATATTTTCCTAGAACTTCCTCGTCAGGTCGGGAAGACCACATCTGCACTTATCCGTTATTTGTATATCTATAACTTCGGTAGTGCTAACTCTATCATTACATATCTCCATAAAGACATGAAAGCATCTAAAGAAAACTTGAACGATACTAAACGTCTTAGAGATATGCTTCCACCTTATCTACAAATGGCACAAGAATTCTCTATCGTAAACGGTAAGAAGAAAAAGATGCCTACTACTGTAGAAAAGATTCAAAACCCTATAACTCATAATGTAATTAATACATTACCTTCTGCTCGTAATGCTATGCTTGCATCTAACTTGCTTCGTGGTAAAACTATCACAATGTTATGGGCAGACGAATGGGCCTTCATCAAGTATAACGATATCATTTATTCTAATGGTATGCCAGCATTGAATACAGCCTTCCGAAATGCAGCTCGAAACAATGCACCTCATGGTTTTATCATTACAACAACAGCTGGTATCTTATCTGATGAAGCTGGTGTATATGCATATAAGATGGTACAAAATGCTACTCGTTTTAACGAACAGTGGTATGATCTTTCTTATAAAGACTTGATGGAACTTATTGATGCTAATGTAAACTCAATCTTCGTTCATATTAGATTTGGTTATGATGAATTAGGTCTTGGTGAACATTGGTTTGCAGATATCTGTCGTAAGATGAACTATGATATGGTTCGTATCCGTCGGGAAATCTTGCTTGAATGGATTGATAAACCAGAAAACTCCCCATTCAATGCTAATGACTTAGAAACTATTCGTGGTTTGACCAGAGAACCAATGAAGACTGTACTCTTATTAAATAAATATAACTTCAATATTTATTCTATTAATGGTACTATGTCTGCAGCTCACCCAGAAGGTCTTGGTATCCAACTCAATATGAGAAACGTACCAATGGATCCTCCAATTATCGGTGTCGATCCATCTGGTGGTTATCAACGAGACTATTCTGCTATCTGTGTAATTGACTCTAGGACTACAGAAGTTATCGCTGAGTTAAAATGTAACTACATTAGCCCACCAGATCTTTGTCGTTGTATCTATTACATCGTTACTACAATGATGCCAAATGCAATTGTAAATATCGAACGAAATGGTGGTTTCGGTGCATCTATTATCCATAGACTTAGAGAAACTTCCATTAAAGATAATCTATACTTCGAATATAAAGATCGTGTAGTAGAAGAAACTAATGATGACTTTGGTCGTGTAATTAGACGTAAACAAAAAACAAAAGTATTTGGTCTAGATTCCTCTAAAGGAACTCGTGATGAATTAATTCAAATACTTCGTGAACGTGTAGAACTCCATAAAGATAAATTCAAATCTAAACTAATTCTAGATGAATTAGAAAAGATGACTGTTAAACGTAACGGTAAAGTAGAACACTCTGACAACTCCCATGACGATTTAACATTTGCTTATCTAATGGCTCTATTCGTTTGGTACAATGGTAAGAACCTAAAAGAAAACTGGGGTCTTAATAAAACAACAATCAAGACTGAAGAAGATGTCGATGAAATTGTAGGTATTCCTGAAGAGGAACAAAAATACGTTGACATCGTTGAAGAAATGGTTGTTAATGATGATGATAAGATTGCTAAGGAAGTTGAAAGACAACTTAAGGAACTTAAAGCTGGTATAGGTATGACAGTTGATGAGTTCTATAGAAAGCAACAAGCTAAAGAAGAAGAGCAATTCAAAATGATGATGCAAAATAGAGTATTCTTAGAAGCTTATGCTAAGTTCTCTCAAACTCCTATCAATGAATTAGAATCATTATATGGAACAGGCTCTAGAACTACGATACCTAATACAGTATTCTTAGGTGCTGATGCTGACTTAATAGAACAAATGGAACATGAAAAGAACTTTGCTCTAGCTAAAGTCAAAATAGAAAATTAAAAAATAAAAGAAGATTAGGAGTACCCAATATTGGGTACTCCATCTTTTTATTTAATGAATTTACAATTTCTTTTACTATTTACATGATACCGGTTATCACGTAATGTAAGCTCCCAACCCTCGTAAGGGTCGTTAGCTTTCCGTTCCGGTTTTGTGACAATGATAGGTGTAACTATTTCGTTACCAAAATCAGCTTTGATATTAACCACAGGATATAACCCTTTAAATTCTCGGAACTCAGGGAAATCTTTTAGAAACCATCCAATACTTCTCAATTTGTCTTTGTTACCAGATTCTAAAAGATCTCTAGCTTCCCTTACTGTTTTATCAAATAAGAATCCACGTCTTGGTGCTATTAGGAGAGAAGTTTCATAACCTCCCCCTTTTGTATATTCACCAATCAGAAATTGATAGTGTGATATTCCATTCATATCGACAATCTCTTTAAGCGAAATCAAATCTAATTTTTTGTCAATAATTGCTTCAATACTACGGATTACTAATAAATGGTCATCTGCTGTTAAATATGTTTTCATGTTAAATATTCTCCAAAATTAAATAAACTAAAATAAATAAAATAGAAATTAATCAATAACTACATCAGAAATTCTTTTGAATGTTTCAACCACAGGATGAACCATATCGCTCTCACGGCCGCTTTGGTCTTTAGCGATATATTCATCGTAAAGTTTAGTGCCATTCTTTAAACAGCGTTCGTATTCCTCACCTGTGTAAGGTAACATCGCCGTGATCATCATCGGCTTCTCAAGCTTCTCTGGAGCTGTAATGAAGATACGCTCATCTCCATTGATGTTGACTTTCTTTTCAATAAAGATTTCTACAGTGCAAATTAATGCTCTTTCGCAGATACCCAAAAGAATTTTCAAGTCGTTAATGTCAAGTTTGTGTTGTTGTTTCATTTTAGAAACCCTCCAATAAATTAAACAAAAAGATTAAAATAAAATAATTATAGAAACTAATTGTCTCTATTCACTTTTATAATATACAACCAATATTTCAGACTATTACAATTTTGTGAAGGAATGTCCCATACCCAATATTGGGTATGGGAAATATGGTTAAAAGTTTATAACCTAGTTTACCATCTAGCAACCCAAATACCATTAGTACTTTTAATAGTTTTAGTAATATGATAAGGGAAATCAGATGGGGTCATGATTGCATGCACTGGAGCATCTGCTTCGTTATGAACAGTCACAACGTTAGTTCCAATAACATGATTAGTATCTACAGCAAAAGAAGTGCTAATACTAGCCATGATACATAAAATCATTAAAATTAGAGTCTTTTTCATATTATTCTCCTTTTTGAGGGAAATACTCTGAATTAGATTTATTTTAAAGTTAGAAGATCATTCATGTGAACTAATGTTTTTACAACAAAACCACCCCATGTCTGATATCAGACATGGGATGATACGATTCCAAGAGCAGTTTTGTACAGTTGACCGGACTATACTTATTATAAAGTCCATCATTTATAAAATTACTATTTATTTTGCTGTATACTAATTAGTAATACTAAAAGGAGGTACCCTCGATGAACTTACAAGGTGAAAATAAGGCGGATTTTATCGTCGCAGAAGGTATGTTAGCTAACCTCTTAGCTAATTTCAATACCGAATTTATTTATAACACAGTTGAAGACTTATTACAATACCGCAGCACCCATTTTGATTTACAACCTAAACACAATATCATATCAGCATTAGAAATTGCATTCAAAGATATGATAAATAACTACCCTGGTGACAAAGCTAATATCTTAGAAGTAAGAGAACAGGTATACAAAGAAATCTTACATAGACTTTGCAGAGATGGTTTATCTGTATCTTATGTAGATTCAGAAACTAATATCTATACTTTGGTTAAATACTTATATGATCTTTGTATCGCTAGATATGACTTATTTGTATTTACATTCTTACGTCGTTTTATTACTATTCAAAAAGACTATCTATACACAGCTCTTCAATTGGATACTAAACGTAAATCTAAAGATACTAGTACTATCTACAATAAAAATACATTTGAAGATCCTAAATTAGCTATCATTATCGCTAACTTGGATACAGTATTACAACATATCTGCTATGACTTAGATTTAGATATGTATAATGCAATGAGTTATATGTATTACACAGAAGAAGATAGATTAATCATGAACTACTTGACTAATTATATCGACTCTGGTGTAAATATTATCGATTGCTTCATTCGTCCAGTATTAACTAATCCATTATTATTCAATCCATGCTTTGCACATTTGAAAATGCTTGGTAATATCAAAGACGTAGATCATACCGAAGTTGGTTATGATCCAGAGATGAATAATCATTGGAGAAATTAGGAGAATTAGGATACTATGAGAAATAGAACAGAAGACATAATAAAAGCACGTTATCAAGATATCGAATCTAAATTAGGTATCGGTAAGAAAGACGTCTATGGTGAATACTTCACTAAAGGAGCAGACGTTACTAAAGAATTCTTAGAAAAGAATGTTTTCCCAAATGCTAATGATTTTGATTTCAAAGATCCAGCCACTTCAGAATTCCCAGCATTGACTGATGAACAAAAGCTTGCTCTTGGTCGTGATGCAGTCCTCATCTATAATACAGTACGTGATTATAAAATGGGTGATGATGAAATCGATTGGATTAAAGTAGCTAAAGATGCTAAACTACTTACTAATCGACAAATTGAAGATCTTGATTTAGAAAACCGAGATATTCCAATGGAAGAAAAACTTGGTGCAGTAAATAACATCAAGGATCTAATCATTGGTTCTGGTGAACAAATCTTCTTTGGTTTACAAATTGAATCTTCTCGTGAAATGAATGGTATGATGCCATTCGAATTAGCTCGTAACTATTTCTTACAAAATGATCAAATGTTTAAATTTGATCCAGAAAAAGAAGAGTTCGATGGAGATGTAACTGATTATAATAGATCTTATAGTCAATCTCTATATCTTAATGCTATCAAAGAGATTCTCGAGAAACCTGAATTCTATGATCGTATTGAAAAAGAATTATCTGATCGTCTATATAAACGTACTATTAAACGTACTACAGAAACTATCAAACAAATCTCTGATAAGAAACGTTACAATAATACTAAGAAGACAGCAACACGGGATACTTCTAGATTAGATGAAATGATTCGTTTATTATTCCCTGATTTAACTAAAACACAATCTCGTGTATTTGTGTATGCTATGTCTAAATGCTTCACTAAGAAGAATACATTATACGCAGCACTTACTTGCTACTTAGTTAATTCCAATATTATTTCTCTTATTCCAATCATGGCTTATAAGAAAGACGATTCTGAATTAACTGGCTCTGCTCGTATTCTTTATAATAACTTAACTGAAGTATTTAATACTATCAAAGAAAAGATTACTAAATAAAAAAGAAAAGATATAGGAGTACCCAATATTGGGTACTCCATATTCTTCCGCTTAAAGTAATGGGTCTTTGTCTTGTACTCTAGTACTATAACCTTTTGAATTATTCAATACAAAGTTATTTACATATTCTAGATCGACATAAAAGACTATTTCAGAAATACGTTCTGGTAGAGGTTGTTTAGGGATAATACTATAAGTATTCCAATCTATAGTTACATCTCTTCTCTGACCAGCATTATATAATTGAACGTCCATAAATACAGCAGGAGAAATATACTGTTCTTTAGCAGCTTCTGCTATATTGTAGAATGAATTATCATCTGGTCGTTTAATAGCATCAATAAAGTTGATTAATTGATCATGATCTTTGATAGGGAATTCTTTAGAGTCTTCTACATAGTCAGTTGACATGTATTGACCCCAACCTTTTTCATTTCTAGTAGGTACCGCATCAAAGCACATATTATGATAAACAAATCTTTCTCTATTGACATTTTCACATGGAATATTAACTAAGTTTGTAGGATCCTTAGAGTAATATGTATAGAATTGAGGTGCTGGGAATAAACATTCCACATCCATAGATACAATAAAGTTATTATCTATTTGGCCTTCTCTTTCGCCTTCACCTAATTCTAGGTTATTAAACTTAAGGTGAGTATACATATCCGTCATTCTTATATAAAACTCATATTCACCTTTTGTACCTCTGAATTTGTACGAAAACGGCAAGTGTGAGTGCTTGTTTAAATAAGAAATGAACTCAAATAGCTTTAGTACATCTCCATCACAGATATCAAATCCAGAATCTCTAGCGATAGCATAGATTATTTCCTTAGGTACTACAAAGTCTAAGTCAATATACTTAGTCTTAGTAGTTGGAGGAGCAAAAGCTAGTTGCATGAACTTATATAAGTCCATAGCATGATTAAAGGAACTTACTTTAACCTTATAGTTGAATTCAACTCTAAGTTGTTCCATTTGAATAGATAATAGATTACCAGAAATATCATCTTTAAAGAAAGCATCATTAAAACGTGCTTTATTAGAATAGATATTCTTACCGAAGTTATATAAACTAGAGAATTCTCTATTATATTCATAATCCAAACGAGGGGTAATCATCAATGATGGTTTACCACGTTTAACGTAATCTAATAAGTCTTTATTTAAATAATCCGCTAAGATATTCTTACCAGCAATGAATTCTGATTTGAAATATCCATCAGCAAATCTACGAACAAACCAATTTCTCATATATTCTACACAAATAGAATATGTATGGGAGATAGAAGGAGTACAAAGACTCATGGTATGCTCTTTTTTGAATTTGCGAAGATCTTCTAGTCCCTTTGGACGTATTTCAATGATCTCCATATTACTTACATCATTAGTTTTACTGCTATAATCCAAGTTCTTATCTCCTTTCTTATGATAGTTTACTATTATGTCATAAAAAATAAAGAATGGCATAACTCCCTCGAATAAAACGAGGGAGCATACCTATATATTCAAATTCTCTTAGTAATTAAACTTTGCAATACAGTAAAACCAGACTAAACGATACTAAGAGAATCGGAATACCTACAATTCAGTTTCGAATTCATAGATAGAAACGGAATAAGTTTCGAATTTCTTACACAATTCAAATTCAGCACACTGTTCCATTTCCAATAAAGACATATCAGGTTTGATCTTATCTGTTTCAATTTCTTTATTTAAGAATTCCGCTAATGCTTCTTTGTCTTCGAAGTATTCTTCGAATTCATTACCACCGTCTTCATTCCAGTTACAGTAATAACCATATACTCTGAAATGAGTAGCAGAGAAGAATACATCATCTGTATCTGTATTAATGAATAAACCATCATCTGGTTCTTCAGCAAATACGTCAAACTTAATACCTTCCCATTCTTTATCTATCAACATTTGGAAATGTTCTGGATAAGGATGCCAAGCACTTTCTGTTGCTAGTGTAAAGAAGACAATAGGTTTCTTGTCTTTATAAGTTTCTGTAATTTCAGAACACCATAGGATTTCATCTCTAAGACTTTCTGTCTTTTGTTCATAAAATTCTGGTGGTATATCTAGAGATTCAAATACTTTTCTTATATAACCAATATTCTTATCGATAAAGTCATGAAAAGATTTTAATTTTTCGATTTCATTTGGTTCGCAATAAAATGCGAACTCACTGTAACAATTATTTGCCATAAGTTTGATCTCCTTCAGCATATTCATGGAATAAGGTTAAGTTTTTTACATAACGTTCAGGGTGTTTTAAAAACTCCCTGATTGGGATTACTGATGTTTTAGCAGCAGTTAGACCAGGCAACTCTTCAATAACCAATTGATTACCAAGAGTATCACAGAATTCTAAGAAGTCTTCTTTGATATCTTTACATTCTTTACCACCTAATAGAACATCACATGCAATACGATAATCATCTGCACATAGATAATCCATTACGATGAATTCATCCCAAGTACAAATAGAACCACTATCTGCACCTGGTCTGCGTTCTAATGTATTGACTACTTCACCATCTTTAATCATAATATTGAAACAGGATCGTTTTATGCCGTCTTTTTTACCTAGAGATACAATGCCTGCAATGATATCCAATGCACCAACGTATTCTAAAGCATATGCATCGTCCCATTTTCTTTTAACGATTTCTTCAGCATATAGATCAGCGAACGAATGACGTAGTTGTTCAATTCCGATACCAACTACTTTAGAGAGAAAGATGTTATACTTAACCATCTCTTCACTTTTTGGAGCATTATACATACCCCATTCTTGTAAAGCGTTTTTGCTTACGTTAACTCTATTGAGTTTGTGTGAAAACATATGTGTTTCCTCCTTTATAAATTTTGCCAGTATGAAATTATACTTGGCTTCATAGAAATAATATACATCTAAAAATTAGATTAAAAAAGAGAAGATATACCCATAGCCAATATTGGCTATGGGTATATAATATCAGTTTAAAATATTGATTAAGTGTAATAGATCTTCACCGTTAAGTGATTCACTAATACGTTTAGTATGCTTTTCAACTGCACGTTGATACATACATTCAAAGTCTTCATCATCTAGCTTTATTATAGAATCAGATAGAGCATACTTCTTAAATACTGGTAATTTCTTCTTATATTGATTTACCATAGCAGAGAATCCTCTGTCTACCACTTCAATATAAGTAGTATCATTAGCACGAGTACGCCCTAATGATTGTCTAGCCAATACATGAGAACTAAAAGGCTCTGCTAAAAGAATAGTTAGTTGTAATCCATCTATATCCATAGCAGCACCACATGATTTAGTTGTAGATAAGATAATTCTCTTTTCTAATTCAAATGGTTTCTGTTCTTTAGGGATAAGAGTAGTATAAACACCAACTTGTCCTTTTAATTCAGGATAAGCATATTCTATCCAGTCTTTAATGGATAAGATTGCTTCATTTGTCGAGATATATACTAGAGCTTTATTAACCTCTAGACATTTCTCTACCATTATACGAAGCATCTTAATAAAATTAGGTGATTTAGTACAATATTTAGCATAAGCATGTCCATTTAGACCATGTCTATTCATACAACGTTGAATATCCATCGGCGATGGATGGGAATTGTATTGAATAGCGATATAATGTGTATGAGGATCATTATCCTCATCAAATAAATCTATTTTAGGTACAGTTTGGAAATATGCTTGATATACTTCATCTTCATCTCTATCAGATCTTTCTGGTGTAGCAGTAAGATAGATAGTTTTATACGTATTAGTAGCAAAGTCTATATGGGATACATTTTCGAATGATAAATGAGCTTCATCATATATCTTTAATCCAACACGTAGCTTTCTAAATAATTCACCTACCTTATCCCAGCCATATTTGTCACCATACGACTTGATAGTTTGGTGAGAAGCCAATATATACTTTATCGAGGATATGTCTACTAGTCCCTTTAATACACGGGCAATAGAGCCAATTCCGACTAATTGATATATTTCGCTTTTAGATGTATCTGTATATTCTGTAATACGATCTTCCCATTGTTTAATCCAATCATTGGAAGACGTTATCATAATAGAACGTACTTTCATAATAGCTGCAGATACTACAGCTACATATGTCTTACCAACACCTGTATTTAGGTTTACAGATAGTTGGGATTTACCTCTGGTATAAGCATATTCTCCATTACCAAGAATAAAACTCAAAGTCTTCTTCTGAACATCATTTCTCGGCAAGTAACGTAGAAAAATGTTTAAACCAGCATCAAATGGGTCACATTCTTTATCTATAGTTACATTGGTACCAAACCAATGCTCTAGTCTACTTAATGGAAATCCTCTAGGTATTGATAAAGTACGTTTATCTGGATCATACTTAATACCCAATGGTTCATATCTAAAATAGACTTTATTCCATCTACTAAATACTTTCTCTAATGGGAAACAATCTCGTTCTCTGTAATCATGAATTACAGTACAAGTATGTTTAGCTACTATTTTAGAGTCATAAATCAAGTATTTTCACCTCCAGACTAAAAATAATCCCAGATAGGAATAACCTATCTGGGAAATACCATTATAACATTTCACTTACACCTTCAACAGGTTCTTCTGGTAATGGAAGATTGATGACAGGGTCTACCATATATTCTTTATAATGGTTAATTACAGCATCATCATAAAGCATATAAGATTGAGGATGTGTCATAGCAAATCCATCTAATTGAGAAGGAGCAGATTTCTTGAAGGATAATGGGTTAGTAATACATTTAGTCAAATCTTTATATAATAAAGAGATAACGATACTAGGATTATCCATCAATGCTCTATCCAATGTAATCAATTTAGAATCTTCGTTAGGATTTGTCCAATTTGGTTTAGCAATATTGGAGAATACACTACGAACTTGGTTGGAGATGATAGTTTCAATATGTACTGCTTGAATTTCTACATCACCTTCGATACAACGTTCGATGATATGTTGTACAATAGAGTTACGATCATGAGACATGATTGTTTCTTTAAGGTTAACGATAGATTCAAGTTCTTTAAGTACTTTAACCAATTCATTATTATCGATAGTGAACAAGAATAGCATGATACCTTTTTCAGATACATCTTTCAATGGAATATGTAAATTACCATCTTCATCTGGTTCAATGCCATTCTCAAGAATATATTCATTAAATTCTTGAGTTAAATACATCTCTACTTTTTCCATAGATGTAATTTCATTAGGTGTATTATCGATAACAGCTGTAAACCCAGTTACATATGATTTTTGATTAGTAAGTTCTGGGTTATAAGAATCCACATCACCAGTTGTAACGATGTCGTCCATGTTAATAATGATTTCAGAGTTCATATCTTTACATGGGATAGCATAAATAGCATTAAAGTTTGGTTTAAAGTATTTATTAAATCCATTAGACCAGTTCAATGCTGTGATTACTGTTTCTAGTAGATGTTTTGCAGATAATAATCGTTGAGTCAATTGATAAGTCAATTGTTCTACAGCAATCTTACCTACACATACGATAGTATTAATCAATGCCAATTTATAACCATAACATCTATGACAGATACCATGACCTTGAGCATTAGATTGACAAGTAATAGGAGAATAGATATGTAAAGTCTTACCAATAAGATTCTTATCTGTCTTAGCATCTATTACTAAGTCTTTACCATCTTCATTCAAACGATAAGTTCTACCATCAAAACGTTCTAAGAAATCTTCATTTTCAATAGTAATGATCTCTAAGTTCTCTGTATTACATACATAATTAGGATCTTTATGTAAGAATGTGCCTAAGTTATTTAGACCCATAATACGAGCAACGTCACCTGATTCACCTACGTTGATTTTAGTTTGGTTTTGTGCTACACGAGCTGCAGCGGCATCCATATAGATATCGGTAATAGTATTAAGACCATTAGCATAAGAGCTATCAATAATAGCTGGTAATACATTACCTTTACCATCTGGTTTAGTACCAACGTTGATAATCAATTCTTTATATTGACGTGGGTTGATACCTTGTTTTACACTTAATGGATTCTTCAAGCAATGTTCATATCCTAAATACTTTTCAGATTCCATAATGTATTTGTTTGATTTATTCAAACGTTTCATACCCTCATCTTTTACATCCTCGATAGGAATATCACCAAAGTGAGAGTTTAATAAACTCCAGAACTCTGGAGCTTTTTGTGCTAATTTAATTGTGTCGTAGAAGTTGATTGTACAAGCATTAAACTGAGCAAAGCTATTTACAAATTGTTGCATAGCAAATATATTATCAGCAAATGATCTATTTAATTCTACGATATTAAGCTTACGATTCTTACGATATTTACTAGCTCTATATCTTTTATCGATATGTGGTTTTAGATTACGGTCTATGATTTTATCATAATGATCAGCAATCATACCACGGGTGAAACCTCTCTTATCAAATATGAAATGACGAGATTTGATTTTGAATCCTTGACGAATAACAGGTTCCCATAATAACATATTGACTGCCAAATCAGGTAAAGTTAGATTTACTGATTTACCATCAACAAAGTTTACTCGAACCTTTGCCATTTGGATAACAGGTTGTTCCACACCATCTAGAAGTATAGAGTTAATTCCATTCCAGTAATCATCGTAAGTGTATTGAGTTATATCCCCTGTATCGATAGTCAATGGTATACCATCAACGATACTGGAGAACACGTAATAATTACTTCTGTTTCGTTGTAAATAATTAACTGCTTCCATTCTAATCCTTCCTTTTCGTTTAATTAAAATATTTGTTCCAGTTATCTTTAGTACTGTTAATAAAAAGTTAAAAGATATCTAAGATTCAATTATATAATATACATTTGTAAGGAGGTTTAAAAATTTTGCGAAAAAGAAGGGAGTAGACCATAAGGCCTACTCCAATAGAAATTTTATTTAATAGTTTGTGTGTGATGATTTACTTGACAGAAGTGTGTGAAATTTCTTTCAAGTACAATTTAATTATTTTTGTTTTAGTCTTTGTCAGCTTTAGGAGCTGTTGCTTTAGGAAGACGAACGTAATGCATAGGATCTGCTTTCAATAAAGCTTTTTGTGCTTTGATTACGTCACGTTTTACTGCGTTCCCGTAGCGTTTAATGATGTTGCTGATTGCTAATTTTTTCATAGCAGCAGCTTTTTTCAATTTTTTCCAGTCAGGACTATTAGATTCTTTAGCTTTTTGCATAGCAGCCAAAGCAATACGACGGTTGTAATCGTCTTCTTTAGAAAGACGTACAAGCGTACCTTTGCGGATACCGCCAGCTTCAACTAATGCATTAACTGCTTCAGATTGTAAAAATTCTTTAGCAGACTCTTCGTCCATATGTTGAACAGCGTCAATGAAGAAGGTTTCGAAAAGAGCACCTTGGTCTTGTACGCCTTGTTCTTCGATATTTTCGAACATTAATTTCACCTCGCTATAGTAAAATATTTCAATTTGATTTCAACTATCGTAATGGTCTAACGTAGTTATATAAATGTTATACTTGTTAATTAGAAATTAATTGCAAATTAGACACTTAAATACTATATATTTGGAAAGGAGTAGTGCCTTTATAATGGATATTTCAAATACAGAAATCGTGAAAAGATATAAAGAAAACCTTATGGATACACTTCCATATATTTTTCCTACTTTATCTGATTCAGAGTTAAATAGAGCCATTGATTATTCTATAAATAAACGTTTTAAAAATTCACCTTGTTCCGTTTATAATAACTACAAAGAAGCCACACTTAATACAACCTTACTTAAAATGACAGAATATATTTTAAGTAAAAGACCTATAGTGACGTCCCAAGGATGTTTGTTTACAAGACATGGAGAACTACCAAATCCATTGTCTCAAATGATTGAAGAGTTTGCTATGACTCGTAATAAGTTTAAGAAAGAGATGCTTAAGTATCCTAAGGGTACAGAGCAATATCGTAAATATAACTTACTACAACTAGTAGCTAAAATTGATACCAATGCAATCTATGGATGTTTGGGTGCACAAAGTAGTATCTTTTATAATATCTTTGTAGCATCTTCCATTACTCGTATTGGACAAAGTATAATTGCGGCGGCAATTATGTTCTTTGAAGCAACTCTAGCTAACAATGCTAAGTTTGCTTCTATGGATGAAATCTTATCTTTCATTCATAATGTAAAATCTGAAGCTGGAGAACGTAAGTTCAAAGATGAAGAAGTAATTGGTAGAAATATTTCTCCAGAAGAATTATTCTATAAGATTATCATGTCTTGTGGTTATTCTTGGTATCCCTCTGAAGATGATTGTGAAGTAATCTGGGATATATGTAACCGTATGGAACAACCAGAACGTAATAGAGTATATATGAAGAATAATATATTCGATTTCTTCAACGTTCCATATACTAGCAATCTAGTAGTCAATATGCTAAAGAAACTAGATGCTCCATTCTTAGATCCAAATCATCCACCAGAAACTATCAAAGAAGATATTGCTCTATTTACTGACTTGATTAGAGAGTATGTAGCATATAAATATCAATATACCGATAAGATTGATAGAGTTATGAGTATGATTCGTGAGACTAGTGTTATTACAGATACAGACTCAACTATGATTACTCTAGATGGATGGTATAAGTTCATTCTCGAAAAGACTTTCGGTGTAGATATGAAGATTAAACATTCTTCTATCGACGGTGCTGAGGTTGTAGAGAAAGATGATATCAATAATCTTAAGACTGAAGATGAATATGTTCAAGAATATGACTTCTTGAATGATGAAATTATTGAAACTAAACGTATGGTAGAACCATTTAAAGTTATTCCACAAGATGGATTACGTTTCAGTATCATTAATATCTTAGCTCACTCTCTAGGTATCTTGGTTAATGAGTATATCAAACGTCTATCTGATAATTACAATATGGATGGTAAGTTTGATCCTTGTTTATTAAGTCTTAAGAACGAATTCTTATTTAAGAAAGTTCTATTGACCAATGCCAAGAAGAACTATATCTCTAAACAAGAACTTCAAGAAGGTAATTTAGTACCAAATAACCAAGACCAATCTCTAGAAATCAAAGGTCTTCAAATTGTAAAAGCTGGTGCTCCAGAAAAAACTACAAAAGAACTATCTCGTATTCTATATGAAGATATTGTAAATGCTGAGGAACTAGATCAATTGAAGATTCTTAATGAATTGGCTATCGTTGAAAAGAATATTTATGTATCTATTAATAATGGTGATACTACTTACTTCAAACCTCAACGTATTAAAGCTATGAGTGCTTATGAAAATCCTATGAGAATTCAAGGTATCAAAGGTGCAGTAGCTTATAATGAGATGATTGACGAAACTAATCCTAAGATTAATCTAGAAGAACCAAATGCAGTCCTTATTATTAAGACCAATATCAATAAAAAGACTGTAGTTGATTGTAAAATGAAGAGAGAAGAACCAGAACGTTATCAAGCTATGGTAGATTTAATGAATAATGAGTTCTATAAAGGTGAAATTACATCTATAGCTATTCCATTCGATGCTAAAGTACCAGATTGGATTATTGAATTCATCGATTATCAATCAATCATTAATGATAACTTAGGTTTATTCCCTTGTGATGCTATTGGTTTGGATAGATTATCTACAAATTCACCATATAGTGGTATTATTAAAATATAGGAGCAAAGAAATGTTATTTAAAGAATACAAAGAGAAGATAGATAAAGCCCTTGAGGCTTTATCTGCTTGTAATACTAGCTTTACTAATGAAGAAGCAGCTAGAATGAGTACAGAAGAGCTTACTAATAAGGTAGGTAATAAACAAGGTATTCATAAAGCTCGTAATTTCTTAGAAGAAGTATTATTTAAAGATGGTAAGCTAATCGGCAAAGCTTCTGATGATAAAGAAGCTATTCGATACATGATGAAGAATAACCTTCAACTCTACATCATTCCAGTAGACGAAAGCAAACCTTATGGTAAACAAGAAATCGGTGTTATCTATAAAGGTGTAGTTGGTATAGTTGTAAACCATGCTATGAACTTCGTAGAAGTAGTAAGTGAAGATGATATGAAAAAACACGGCATTTAGTTACAATCAAAAAACTTTTTAATTATATAATATCTCTATGAGTAAGACGTCATAAGTCATAAATTAAAGACACGACAAACTTACGAGAATATTTTTAATTAAGGAGGACAACAAAATGTCTAAGAAAACAACTCACGTATCCTATGATTTGGATACAAAATTCATTTCCGCAGCTCGTAAATTAAAAGCTGCTCCAAAAACTTCTGAAGGTGATTTCGCTAAAGCCTTCGAAAAAGCTGGTAACTTCGGTGATAAATTGAATGTTATCGGTAAATTTGCTATTGGTCGTACTGACTTATATAGCGTAATTCTAGATATCAATAAAGATATCAAAGCAGATTTGGAAGATGCTGATAATGTAAAACGATTGATTCAATCTCTTTACGTATCTGCATTAATTAATTTCAAGTTTGTTCCTAAAGTTCATGAGGAACTTCGTGGTTATGTTCCAACTGAATTCCAAATCTTGGAACGTCAAATTCATCAATTAGTAGCAGCTATCATCGATGGTAAAGATGAAGTAGAAGAAACTGTTGATGAAGCAGATCAAGCTCCAGAAGAAGAAATTGGTGCTGAAAAACAAGAAGAAAGTCTATTCGCTCAAATGCTTGGCAACGCTGCTGACAAAGTGGAAAAGGTAGCAAAGAAAGCTAAAGACAAAGTTAAGAAAGCAAAAGCTGACAAAAAAGAAGATGTTGAAAAGGACGCAAAAAAGGAAGAAAAGGTAGAAACAAAGACTGAAGCTAAACCAGAAGAAGTTAATGTAAACCCTGTTCAACCTGTCGTTGAAGATGAAAAAGCACAACGACCAGCAACTGATGCCAACAATACGTTCTATCAAACATTGAAAGAATTAGAAGCGGTTGCTTTACAACGTGAAGCTTATCACTTCGCAAACCATTCTCCAATGGATAATAATGCGAACAGAGAAATTGCATACCAACAATATGCAAATCAATTCGGTGTAGACCCTATTCTTATTCCAGAATATCGTTTATACCTAAACCAATTCTTGAACCCACAAGAATCTGCAATGTTCTTTGCTGACGTTCAACAACCTGGATTCTATAATCCACAACAACCAATGTATCAACCACAGCCTCAACCTATGGTAAATCAACAACCAGTAGCTCCTGCACAAGCTACTGTTTCTACAGTGGTACCTCAAGAGGTTCAACCTGCTCAAGCTCCACAACAACCAGTTCAAGTAGATGCTCCACAACCAGCACCAGCTGATGCTCCTCAAGCAACTATTTCCACAATGGAACCAGTTAAAACAGAATCCAAATCCGTTAAGGATAAAGTTGTGAAAGAAAAATTGGAAACATCTGATCGTGAATTAGCAGAATGTGTAGCAAAATACTTAGGATATTCTTCCTATAAACATTTCATGAACACATTCCTAGACGCGAATGCGTTAAAACGTAAAGCTAAGATTAATAAATTAGTAGATACTGATAAAGTTATTCTTAACTTTACATACCTAATTCGTGACATGATCACTAAAGGTGGCAATACAGTAATAGCTGATGCTATTCTTAAAGGTGGTCGTTTCCGTGTAAGTGGTATTCAAATGGTTGATAAGACACCATTTGTTGTTCTCCGTAACAATAAAATGGTTCTCGAAATCAATGCACTTGATTACTTAAAACGTGGTAACGTTATTGTATTCCGTATCAATGCACAAGGTAAAGATGCTTGGTACTGGATGCGTCTTGCAACAGGTGAAATGGGTCAATACAATATCCATCAACAACCTGTGCAACAAGCACAACAAACTGCATAAAGAATATTTTTAAATAAAGAGAGGTTTAGCCCACCTCTCTTTATTTTTTGAAGAAAGAGAAGGTAGGAAATTGGACAAGAATTACAACAAGATAGAATCGCTAATCTGCTACGTTGGTGGAAAAGCTGTTCTTAAAATGAATGTAATACTAAGTGACGCTAACGCCGAAAAATATAGAGATCTATCTTATCATATGGAAACTGATTTCTATTCTAAGAAAGCAGATAGGCGTTTGGTCAATATCAAATTAGACTATAGATATTTTCTATCATTAGAAACAATCGGAAAATATACCGCTAGACGGGAATATTTAGTTATAAATGATTCCGATATATTCCAATTCAGAGAAGCATTGAGAGGGATACACACTGAAATCACTGCATCTGATTTATATGCTGAACGTGAGGGTAAACTTACTATGGTAAGAGATAGTCCTTCGTTTGGTGTTAGATTAGCATTTAAGAATAAGGTAGTATTCCATGCTTCTACAATTACTGACTCTGAAGACTTTAATCACCCAGGAGCATTGATGTATATCAATAGTAAGGATTTAGTAATTCCTTTATCCGTAAGAGATATAGAAGGATTACTATACCATTTCGAAACTATTAATCTATTTCAAACGGCTCAAGAGTTAGTAAACTATTTTGGTAGACCTGAAGATGGTACTAATAGGTTTATGGTTAAATATTAATAATCTCTATGACTGTATATTATAAAAATGATAAAAAATTAAGTCATTTTAAAATAGGAGGTTATTAATTTATGAACCGACTTAAATCAAATCAAGAATTATTAGAACCAATTATATTCTTTGATAATCCACCAAAGGATTATGTAAAGTATGTAGATAAAAACCAAGGTAAAGAATCCAATATATTTGGATTAGTTAAAGATACAATTAGACGAATAAAATCTATAGAATTAGATTATAAATTCCCTAGGAATTTGAATATTAAAACATCGTTCAAGGAGGACTACTATGGCAGAAACTATCAATTTTGATCTTGAATTTCCTAATAATCCAGAGTTTGAGTTCAGTACTACACTAGAACGTATAAACCTAGATGAGGAAATGCAAAAAGATCTGGAAAGAGGAAAAGGTTTCTTAATCAAAGAACCTGATGTCGCTTTAAATAAAACTTTAAAGCGTACAGACTCTATCTATTCTGAACGATTCACAAAAACACTACAAGATCCTGATGCATTTGCTGATAGATATTCTTGTAAGTGTAAGAAGACACAAGGTAGAGATTATAACGACTCTATCTGCCCATATTGTCATACTAAAGTACAATATACAGGTGATGATTTAGAAATCTTTGGTTGGATTAACTTAGCTCCATACCATATCATTCATCCAAACTTGTATATGAGTATTGAACGATATATTCGACCAGAAAATCTAAAAGCTATTCTAATTCCAGAAGTAGAATTAGATGAAAACGGTAATCCTATTACCAGAGTAGATAAAACTATTCAAAAGAAGAAAAAGGAAAAGAAACGTCGTGGTCGTCGTAAAACAGAACCAGATCAAACTTATGCAACAATCGGCATGATTGGGTTCTATGAGAAATTCGACGAAATTATGGAATATTTCCATTCTAAACTCAAAGGTAAACGTGAAGATGTATATGAAGATATCATGGCTAATAGAGATAAAATCTTTATTCAAAATATTCCAGTATATACTTCCGTATTACGTCCATGGAAAATTGATGAAGGTAGATTCACATTTGAAGAAGCTAATAACCGATATACTATGATTGCTAAACAAGCAGCTAAAGCAAAAGACGATAGTCTTGCAATGTACCGAATGCCTAAGTATAAGAACTCTGTTCTTTGGGATATCCAAGAACGTTATAGTGCTCTTGTAAAAGGTATTCTAGATATGATGCTAGGTAAGAAAGGACGATTACGTTCTTTGATTGCTGGTCGTTGTTGCTTTACTTCTCGTTCCGTAATCATTCCAGGGCCTGAACTTAGAATTGATGAAGTTAAGATTCCATATTATTCAGCATTAGAATTACTTCAACAAACCATCATCAATATTCTTATTAAAACTTATAATATGAATGCGGCTGATGCATATATGAGATTCTCTCAAGCAAGACTTGAAAAGGATCCACAGATTATAAATATTATTATGAATATTATCAATACGATTGGATTATATGTACTAATCAATCGTAACCCTACTATCCGTTATGGTTCTATCATGGCTATGAAAGTAGTTGGTATTAATGATAGCTTTACATTAAGTATGCCTTTGAGTGTACTATCTTCATTCGGGGCTGACTTCGATGGGGATACATTGAATATTATTTATATTCCATTACTTGAATTCTGGCATAAGATCATTGGTGTATTTAATCCAAGAGATGCTATGATGATTTCTCGTAATGATGGTAAGTTCAATAATGATATGAATCTATTTAAAGATTCTATCTTAAATGGTAATGCATTATTACAACTAAGCCGTAAGTATTATGATAATAATGATATGGCTGAAATAGATGCAATTCTTGAAGCTAATAAATGTGAAGAATTGAAAGAATGTAACGATGACTATCTAGACTAAAAAGCAGAAGATATTCCCATAGCTCATATGAGCTATGGGATATATTTCCTTTTATTTTTTAGGTTATAAATGAATATGCTATACCCTTATCCTCAGCTAGTATTTTACAACCGATTTGGATTTCAGCTATTGCATACTCTTCGATAACGGCTTCAATAGGAACGGTAGTTTGATATTCACCTAGTATAGCACATTTCATAGGTATAGAAGTTTCGTAGTCTTCTATAATAATTGTAGAAATGTGTAGGTCATCGAATTCACATACGTCACGAACATCTGCTCGTATATTGACGTATGTATTTAATTCATTATCATACTCTACTAACCTATACCCGTTCTCCGGTAGTGCAGGCATCGATATCCACCTCGCTCAATGTTTGAATTTTGAAGTTGATGGTAGATACTGGACAGTTAAGATGTAAAGGTTTAGCTTCACCGATAATTCGATCTTCTAATCTACTATTATTTACCAAACAAGGTGTAATTTCTACACTAGTATTTGGTTTTTCTGGTGCAATAGATAATTCGAATTCCTTAGTAACAGTAGAACCTTTAATAATATATTCACTACTTACTTTGACTCTACATTTAATACCTTCAATAACTACAGTACAGTTATAACCATACTTAAATTTATTGATATTGAGTTTAGAAGAACCAAATAAATCAGCAGTAAATCCTTTAAGTTGGAAGAATTCTATATCGTCGGATACAAAGCGATGGAGCTCCCCATCTTTATCTTTATATGCAACGAAGTTATTATCATGAATAACATCATCGTCAAATAATGTTTTGAAATTACCGTTTCTATCTACAAAAGCATAGTGCCCTAAACCTTCAAAACCAAATTTTTCAATCTCACTATGGTCTTCTAGTTTTCTTAGATAACGGTTATCTTCACCATCGATGAATTCTTGTTCAAATTTACCATCTTTTGTAATAACTAGCCAAGAGAATACTCTCTCAGGACAAGTACTTTTATACTCTTTCATTTAAAAATCCTTCCTTTTGTTTTGCTGTTGTTTTATTAAGAGAAGTATCCTTGGATTTTCAAACGCCAGTTGTGAACATCTTTAGATGCATTCAAAGCAGGTACTACACGAACTCGAATATTAGCGAAGTTTGTAGTACTGTTACTTACAGTACCATCATTTGCTGTACCTTTGATAACATGATTTGTCAAATCATCACCAGCAGCACCATTGGAAGCTACACCAACATAGGAGTTAGCACCAATAGCAACGAATTGTTTAGAACCATCAGCACCTACAGGAGCAGTAGCATATACTAAAGCTTGTGTCCATTTATCACGAACAGCTTCTTCAGCAGATGTTTCATTTACACCGTTTTCATCAACAGTTGTTACTTTAACATCAACCAAATCAGAAACGTCTACAGAACCACCTTTGTTATTCCATACGTTGATTTCTAATTCTTTAGATGTTGTACCTGTACGAAGAGTACCTAAGTACCATTCAGTTACAGGTTTTGTATTGTCAGCATTCATAATGCTAATAATAGGACTAGCCATTGTTTCATTCCTTTCTAAATCTTCTGACGAACTTCTACACAGGTAGATATAGATTCTAGACCTAAAGGAATAGTACTAGCTGCAGTGATTGTAAGTCTAGTACCAGCTCTAATTAAAGTATTATCTACTTCTACAGAGCCTTCTTTAGTGTCTTTATCAATATCAATTCTGGAAAGAGTTTTCCAATTACCATTACTATAGAGTTGTAGCTCTAGTGAAATATTATTTTCCATGGTACTAGATAATGGCACAATAGAATTGATCTTGTGTAAATAGCAGTCAAATGGACAATAGAGTTCTACCTTATTAATAGAAGATTCTTTTATAGAGCTTACGAAATAAAGATATTTAACTTGAGATAACAATTTAAGTTTAGTGATAATGTCAGTAATAACTTCCATTTCACCATCAACTTCAATTGTCTTAGTACCAACATCAGTATTCCCAGCTGTGAATTTAGTCCAATTAGTTAAATTAGTTTTAGGAGTATCTGGATTAGATGTAAGAATATACATATCTGTCTTAACCATACAAGTCATGTATAGTTGACGACGTTCTTTAGGAATTTCATACATCTCGTCCATAGTGTTACAACTATGCATACCACCCAATAACTCATTAGAATGAGCTGTAGGGAATTTATCTACAGTTGTAAATGGACGAATAGGAGATGAAACATTCGTTCCTCTAATCTTGGTCGTTGTGATTTCTTCAATACCTTTTTCCAATTTAGAGTCCCCTTTCTTAAAGATAAAAAATCAGGCATCTGGAAATTATCCAGATGCCCAATAGTTTAATGATTATTCTTCATTACCTTTATATCCATCAACTAATGGAGTTTCAGTGCGAGTAACTGTATCATCTTCTGAAGAGATATGTAATGTAGTTACAGAAGCACCTGGTTTTGGAGTTGTTCCAGTACCATCTGTAGATGGTTGATCTGGAAGTCTATGATTACCAGCAGAGTTAGGTAAATCAGTAGAATCAGAATTAGTAGTTTGGTAGTTAATCAAAACAGGAATGTTTTCATCTGTTTGTAAGTTACCAGATGTGTAAACGTCATAGTTATTAGTATAACCAGATTCGTTAGTAACGCGGAAGTTTTGTTTTACATTCCAGTCGGAGTTAATAAGACCACCGATAGTGATGTCACCACCAGCATTCAAACGGTAAGCAGATGGGATTGCGAATACCATGTATCCACCACCTGTAGCGTCGAAATGCATTTCTTTCTTAACTCGACCATCTTCGATTTCGATGAATTCGGAATGACCAAGTTTAAGAATATCATCAGATTTAACTACAGCACGATCAGAAACGCCATAGTAAATCTTAGGTAAGAATTTAATAGAAGCTTGAGCTTTGGATTCCATATTGTTTTGGTCTCTAACTACTAATTCCCAAGTAGTGTTGGAAGTAATATTAACGTCAGTTTTCTTAGCTGTGTTAATACCAGCAGCAACAAAACCAACGGAAGCATTTGGATTAGCTGTACAGTTTACATATTGAGATGCAACGTTGTCAGAGTTTTCCAAATTCCAACCAAATTCAACTTCAGAAATAGTGGAACCGATTTCAGCAATACCATTAGCTGGTTTAGTGATACCGAAACCTTTCAATGCGATTGGTTCATATAACAAGTGGTCTAAAGCTACTTGTACTGTTGGGTACTTACGATGATTCAAAAGAATAACGTCAGGAGCTTTAACTACTTGAGGAAGACCAACCATACCTTTGATCATTTCTTGAAGTTCTGGAGCCAAGTCATCCCAAGTTACACGGTCAGTACCGTCTGGGTTTTGGGAATCATATTTTTTACCCATCAAGTAGGATTGGAAACCAGTGAAGTCACCAAATGCTACTGGGTTAAATGCAGTTTCGATTTTTTCTACACGAGCACCAGAAGTTGGGTCAAGAATAGCGATATTTTTATCTGTGTAGTTTGCTACAACGATTTGGTAATCATTGGAAACGTCTTTAGTCACACCAATAGAGATTGGACCACGACCACAGATAAATTCAGAAGTTTCTAAGTCTGCACCGTTAATACGAGTTACAGTACCAGAAGAGAAGTTACCAACCCAGATATTGTCAGATAAGTCAACAGCAATAGCACGAGGTTCATCACCTACAGTGATATCAGCCATTTTAACTTGGTGGGAAACTTTAGTTACTACGCCACTAATAGCACAAGCAACATAAATGTTACCACGAGAGTCACAACAGATACCATCTGGACCATTGGCTACGTTTACAACTCCTTCATAAAGAGTCATACCTTTCCAGATTACGGAAAGAGTATTATCAAGGTAGTTAGCAACCCAGATATTACCATCTGTATCGCAACAAATACCACGAGGACCTTGACCAACACCAAATACTTCGTTTACTTTACCATTAACGATTTTAGTTACAGTATTGGAAGCATAGTTAGTAACAAATACAGGATAATCGCCATGTTTATCAGCGATAGATCCTTCGCAAATACCATAAGGGGAAGTACCGTTCGTAGGGATTTCTGCAACTACAGAACCATCACGAACTTGAGAAACGGTATTATCGTCTTGGTTAACAACGTATTGTGTACGTCTATCACGACAAACTAAAACACCCCATGGAGAAGTACCAGTGGCAATCTTAGTTTCTTCAGTCCCGTTGGTATATTTAAATAAGCCATAATCTGCAGATTCTTTATGACCAATTTTATTGGCAGCTACCCAGATTGAACTTAAATAAGGCATATTAAATATCCTCCTTTAAATAAAAAATTGATATCAATTCTTTTAAGAATTTATAGTAATGTTCTATAGGTCATTTTTCAAGCCTATAGAACATTACTGAGTTTCATCATCTTCTTCATCATCATCGTCTATATAATTCTTCTTATCAGAATCACTTATATAGATCTTCTTAATGATAACTTTTGTTTTATTATCACTAACAGCATCCTTATAATCCCTAACATCTGCAGAGCGTTTAAAAACGATCAAATCGATTATTTCGATAATCCTATTTAATGTGGAAATCCTTTCTAGAAGTTCAAACCCAACTATGCCAACCATTAGGGATATAAATAACAAACCTTTAAAACCAATATGGTCTATTATTGTATCGGATAAAGCGAAGACTAATAATGTAGAAGTAGCAGTGGAAAGAGCCACTCTAGTCGCTCTATATTTAAAGGTAAGATGCATATATACCTTCTCTTCACCCTTAAATACGATTATAAAATCTTTAGCTAAACTTCCAAGCCAGCATACGATAAGAATTGCTATAAAGATAACGATCGAATCTAATGACAAAACTGCCGAGTAGAGATCTTTATCCATTGATATTGCCGCCTTTTCTACTATTAGTAATAGATTCGAAGCGGAAAGTTTTAGAAATAGTGTATAAACAAATACTAAATAATGTAATTAAGAAAATAGAAATAACTACACATGTTACAATCTTGCTAATAATAGCAGATTCAGTCTTCTCTTTATAATCCTTGATTAATGTATTATATGTGGTTATATAAGTATCATATGGTTTTACTATTTCATATAAATTAGAACTACGTAATAGAATTAATTTATGAGAAAGTTTACCATCAGGATTATTCTTAGTAAGAGAACGTCCAGCATCAAAATAACTTGGTACTATAAGATCATAAGCTTTAAGAGCAGTAACTCCACCACTATCAATAAGGTCATTAATACTTTCTATTCCAGGTTTAGTAATTTCTAAATGCCTGCCATCAGAATCTTTAAGTTTCTTATTGTACTCAATGACACTTTTTGGCATATTTCTTTCTGGAATAAATAAAATATCATCATCGGTAGAATCACCAGTTCTATCCTCAGTTAGAATAGAAGTTATTACACTCTTCTCTAATTCTTTATTAGTAGATTTATTAATAACCTCACCCCATGGGACAAATAAATCTTCCGTAACATTCTTAGGGCTGATAATAATTCTATCTTTATCAGCCAAGAATAAACGTTCTTGTTTATCTTCTCCATATGTTCTCGTGTTATTATTATCTAATGATAAAGCATCATGATATAGTGAAATTAGAGCTGTATTCTTATCAGTTGAATGAAGCTCTCTTTCTATAGTCAATAGATCTTTCTTAGCATAATCATCTTGTAACTGGTGCTGGATATATCCAATAGTATAAGCATTCTGTAACTGCATATCACCTTTACGATTATTTATAATATCGTCGATATGTTTATTTTTTGTTGATTCTAAATGAGCAATAGTACTCTGATAGTTAGTCTTATACTCATAAATATCAACATAAATATTATTGCATAGTATTATTAAAATTATAGCTGGAAGTAGAGAAAGAATAATCATCAATCGTCTACGTAGCAACACATTTTGCATTAATAATCTACGCCAAGTATACAGCCGACATCTTATACTCATATATCTATTTCCACCTCCTTAGATTGGAATTATCACAAATTTAAATAGTCAGTCCTTATAAAAATGTTAAACTAACTCCGCCGAACATACTAATAATCTTAATATATCATTAAAAAATAGGAGGTGTAATGATGGCTAGTTTTAAAGACAATGACAAGATTTCTTATGACGATCTTGCCCCAAGTCTACAAGCTATGCTTAAACGAAGCGTATCTAAAGACGATCTCGAAACATTCAAAAATAAAGTAGCTGAAATTGAAGCTAAATTAAACGGTATTCGTTTAAGTGTAGTAAACGATGTAGCTAGTATCCCTAACCCTCAAAACAATAAAGAGATCGCAATTGTTTTAGGTCCTAAGTATACTTTCATGTGTACTTACAATAACGGTTGGCAAAAAGCCAAAGCCGTATACGCTTAGGGAGGTTTTTATATGTCGACTTTTAGTGAAGAGACTGGTATTAGATATGAAGATCTAACAAAGGATCTTCAAGAAATGTTTAAGCCAAAATTCACATACGATGATCTACATGATCTAGAAAATCGTTTAATGAGAATTAAACAATTACTTGGTGATGTACGAGTTACTATAGCTCCTAGTAAACCAACAGATCCTAAACCATTAAAAGAGTTGTATGTAGATCCTTCCTTACCACAACCTTATATGTATACTGAAGATAATCGATGGGTACCAATTACAATGGTTCCTGTAGACGTATCTGATGATGATGTAACTTGTAAAGTCAATATCATTCAAACAGACAAACAACGTGTCGTTGTTATTGTCGATGGTAAAGAATATCAAGAAACATTCAATTCTATTCTTGGTAAGAAATATACTACAAGAGTATATGCTACAGATGATAGATACATGCCTGGTACATTAGTTAACATGCCAGCATCTGGTATGTTCTTGGGCGATAGCGTATTCAAACTTTCTGATGCGGTGCCTAAACAACTTTCTTCTAATAAAGAATATCATCAATATACAAACCATTCCAATATTGCTTATAACGAAGCAGTATTCGTTGAAACATGGTTTGATAATGCAACAGATATTACATTAGATATCAATACAGAAATCTGGTTAGGTTACAATGGATACAAATCTGGTCCATATAACTCATTCTATAACTTTGAAGTTCGGGTAAATAACGTTCCTATCTGGGAATCTGGTAGACGAAATGGTTCTGACCCATACTTTGCTCCTATCATGACTCCTACACAATATAAGAACTTCCACGTTGGTACATTCAAAACTAAAGTACCTGCTGGTAAGGTAAGAGTTTCGTTGTGGGTATGGCAACAAGACGTTCGTAATAAACACTGTGATACTAATATCCGTAAATTTACTGTAGATTTTAAATAAGGAGAATTTTATGTTTGACTCTCTGATTAAATTTTTCGGTGGTGTAACTAAGAAAGAACATGATTTGATCGTATTCCAAACTATCGAAGATCTTACTAATTCTAATAAGAAAACAGCTAAAGCTTTAGAACAAGCTAAATCTGAATTAGCAGAAGCCGAAGCTCAAATTGAAGAATTAGAAGATTTAGTTAAAGCTAAATCTGCTACTATTGTAGCATTGAAAGAAGAAATCGAAACTAAGAATGAAGCAGCAGCTCCATCCTCTTTTAAAATCGGTTCTTTGAAATCTAAATCCATTCAATTATTCAAATCCATCCGTGGTGCTAAAGAAGAAAACGTAGTTAAATTTTACTTCGGTAAAGTTATTCGTTATGCTCGTTTAGATGGTGATAAAAATGACCACGGTCTCTTCTATAAAGAAGGTAAAGGTGCTGAATACAAACATCTAACTTTTAAGAAATAAAGACTATTATAGCCAGTAGCCAATATTGGCTACTGGTATAGTTTTTAACTACTCCGGAGACATTAGATTAATATTAAATTTAATTTATTCGATCAAGGAGATAGAACACATGTTAGAAAAGTTTGAGGATGTCTATAAGTGCGACTCCATTACAATCAACGTTACTAATAACTGCAATCTTAGCTGTATATACTGCTTTGAACACAATAAACAACCAGAAATGATGGATTCCAAAACTGCTATTGATATTGTAGATAAAGCATATAATAGTAGAAATACAGAATCTCATGGTAAGTTCATGTTGAACTTCTTTGGTGGTGAACCTTTCTTAAATTGGAAATGTATGAAAGATGTAATCGATCATTGTAATGAAAAAGGTTACGAAATCTTTTATGGTGTTACAACTAACCTTACTATCCTTACAGATGAGATTATGGAATACATTGATGACAATGAACTCCATTTATTGGTATCTGTAGATGGTAAGAAAGAAATCCATGATAAGAATCGTTCTAATAGTTATGATATCGTATCTGACAATATCAAGAAGTTAATTGATAATGGTCTTGGTATCTTTGTAGAAGTCCGTATGACTATACTACCTGAAGATATTGATAAAGCTATTGATGGTGTTAAAGAATTCTTAGATATGGGCTTTACTAATATTGCTCCATGTCAAAACTTCTCTATCAAGAACACAGATGAAATTCTTCTCAATGTATTAGAACCAGATGTATATACACCACAAATGTGCCCAATTGGTTCTACTCGTTGGTGTGCATTTGATATCAATGGTGATATCTATCCTTGCCATCAATTACCAACTTCTGAAAAAGAACACAAAGAAGATCAAAAGATCGGTAATATCTATACAGGTGTAGATCGTTCTAAACTTACTGGTGGTGTAAATCCAGCTAAGTATATTAAAGAAGAATGTGAAACTTGTATTGGTAGATCTATATGTGCTTCTGGCTGTCCTGAAGAAAACATTCGTCAAACTGGTAACGTAGATACACCATCTGATGCTTACTGTGCAGTTAAACGAGCTATGGTAAAAGCAGTTAAAAAATATCAAAATAAATTCATCACTGCTACTAACGTTCGTAGTAGATCTTTGAATGTATTGATTGAAAACCTTAAGATCAAAGATTATATCGATACTGTCTTTAAGAATATCGATGTAAATGATGAACTTACTTTCACTGTATCCTTAGCTCATGTGGATGCTATGATTAAAAACCTTGGTGAAGAAAATATTATTGGATCCTTTAAGGACTACTTCACTAATGCTATTATAGATAAATCTGCTAAAGTATTAGCAGCTCAAGGCGTAGAAGATTTATATCTATCTCAAATTAAACCAGAAGATGCTGTTGTTACTAAAGTAATAGAAGAGGAATTATAATGGATTCTGAAAATGCTGTAAAGCGTATAGAATGCGAATTATATTCTCCTAGTACTTGGACTATTTCTATTGGTTTGGATAGAATTACAAATATAGCAGGATATAGTTGTAAGATAGTTAGATTGACTTCTAATACTTACGATATCCAATATAAAGTAAAAGAAGATGAATTCTCTACTTTAAGCTCTGCTTTTGTAAACTTCCCAGACCAAGATGGATATAGTGATGTAAAGACATCTACTAACGTTGGTATTAACCTTACTTTCAATAAGATAAATAATATAGATAAAGATAAGGCTAAGGAAATATTAGAATACTTTATTTTATCTATATTTGGTAAAGAGGTATATCGACGTATAACAAATAAAGAAATCCGTATAGATCTTTATATAACGGATGAAGATAAATTTGCTAGAAAATAAAGGAGAATATTATGGCTAATAGACATAAAGTCATTTATGTAGAAGCTAGAAAACCTAATAAAGGGACATTCCCAGGTAGAACTTATTTTAGCTCTATTATTGATATTATTCTAACTAACTTAAATGAACGAGATTCCATTAAACGTGCTAAAGAACATCCTTGGCAAGAAAAGACTGGTACTCGTTATGCTCAATTAAGTGGTATTGAGAATACAGATTTAGAGAGACGTCTTCAAGAAGCTCAACGTTCTGTAAATGAAGAAGATGGTACTCTTAAAGCTAATGATGTAAACCTTATTATCGATACTACAGCTGATTTAGTTAGAACTATTGCACCTATTAATACAGTAGAAGTACGTGAAGAATGTACTTACTGGAGAAATGAAAAGATCGTTCCTCTAGATGCAGGTGTAGGTACTTCTCCTGTATTGAGCACTAATCTAGATTCTAAGCTTGTTAAATATACTACAGCTTCTGGCCAAGGTATCAGAGTATCTGGTTATTCCAATATGGATGCTAGAATCGCTAAATCTATTTCTGGTGCAGAAGTAGAACATTTCGGCAATATGCCTGGTAATACTATTCATTATATTGGTAGAAATATTACTAAAGATTTTAAAGTAATTGGTCTATTAACAGCTCAAGCATATAATGGTACTACAGATACTGCTACTAAAGTTGGTAATCCAAGTAATTTTATCGTATTTGAAAATCAATTATCTGATTTCCCTGAAGATATGTCTGGTATTGCTGTTACTGTAGGTAGTACTGTATATTCAATTGAACGTGCTTCTATTAAAGAAACAGCAGATCATAACCATTCATATGCTACGATAGCAAATACAGATCCAACAGTACCTGTATTTACAGAAGCTGAAACTATTTATAATGTGAAATTCCAAGCTGTTGTAAACATGGAAGCTGCATTAAAACAAGATGCTCGTATCTGTACACTTAACTACGATCCAGCGAACTCTTCTACAGCTTGTGAAAACCGTTCCATCTTACATGGTTTCCGTATTGCTACTCAAGAAGATGCTACTACCGTTCAAATCTGTAATAATACACTACGTCGTGTTACTAAAGCAGTCTCTGATCCAACTACAAACTTTACAATTGAGCATGTAAATACTGGTGAAACTGTATATGCTTCTAAATGGGCATTGATTGCTGAATATCTTCGTAGAATTTCTCAACAACTTGACACATATAACAACTGGTGGGATGATAATGGGTATTGTAATATCACATGTCAAACTCACTGTCAATCCACTTGTCAATTATCTTGTCAAGGTTGTTATTCTAATACATGCCATAATCAAAACTGTGGTATGTCTTAATTCTTATAGGAGATTCTATGGATAATTATAGAGAATATTTCTTCTTCTTAACCAATAATTGTCCTAATCGTTGTAAGTACTGTTATATAGACTTCCATTCTAAGGATATGACTATAGAGCAGATTGATAAATACATGGAAGAGCTTAAACCTTCAAGGATTATATTCTTTGGAGGTGAGCCTCTCCTTCGATTAGACTTAATTGAATATACGGTTAAGAAATACTATGGAAAATGTAAATTCCAAGTAGTCACATCTACTATGGCTAACTTTAAAGAATTTATTGAATTTCATAAACAATATAAACTTAACGAAGTACAACTATCTTGGGATGGATTTACTACTAGCCGTGTTGATATACATGGCAATTCTATTGCAGAAAAAGTTAACGCTAATATTGAATATGCTTTGGAGCAAGGTATTACATTCGATATTAAGACTGTGGTAAATAACGAGAATATTTATAAGCTTAAAGAAATACACGATCATTTTAAAGCTCTTAAATATGATACGAAATATCCTGGCAAAGCTAATGGTGAATTCGTTATTGCTCATGGTGAAAACTATTCTGAAGACTTCTATGAAGAACTAGAGAAACAATTACCTTATACATTTGATTTAGATAAGCTCTATGTAGAGCATTTAAATAAGATTGGAGCATGGTTAAGACAAGATCGTAGTTTCTGTAGTTGTGATATTGGTAAATATACTACAATATCCCCAGAAGGTATTCAAAATAACTGTACTGCTATGAGTCAACAACTAGTCCGATTAGATGATACTAGAGCTCAACGTAGATGTAAACATGAAGATTGTCAAAAATGTGAATTTGGAGCAATTTGTGATGGTGGTTGTCGTTATGAACGTTATGAGAAGTTCGGCGATGACTGGGAGAACCATTACTTAGACTGCACATGCCGTATAACTAAGATATTCGGTAAAACTATTAAGAACTTCTTAGCTTCATTAACTCCTGAAGAAAAGAAGATACTTCTTAAGAAGTATTTAGACTATACTGCATGGACTCAACGTGAGCATAATATTACTCCACTAGAAAGTATTAATACAAACGATAAATTCTAATCATTTTATACTCCTTAAATTTTGTAATTATCATAAATTTCAATTATATATTATTAAAGTGAATAAAGTAGTATTTTAATAATTTATAAGGAGTATTTAAAATGAAAAAAGAAGTAGAATTTATCAAGGAATTCGTTGAGTTCCCAACTTTTATTAGGTCTTTTGTAAGACCAAAAAATTTATTTGCTGCTGAGACAGAAGCGTGGAGATTCAGATGCCCAAACTGCGATCTCCAAGTATCTGTTATTCGCAGTGCTTCATCACTTGGTGGCCTTAAGGGTTTATTTGAGTTAGCCTTTATGAAAGGCGATGAGGTATGTTGGGACACAGAGCTTTGCTTTGATGTCGTAGGATATCTAACAAAAGAAGATGTATTGGGATATTTAGAAAAAGCTAGACATTTGTCTTATGACTCAGAAGTGTCTAGATATGTGGTAAGAAATTAATTATATTTTAAATAAAAGGAGAATACAAATCATGCGTAATACAAAGATTAAGTCATCTGGTTTGGCTATGGTACTTAAAGGTTTAGGATTTACAACAAATATTGTTGTTAACCCTATTAAACACGGTTATGAAACAATTTTAATTGCTATGCGTGAAGATGCATTAATTGAAATGAATCTTACATTAAAAGAATTATCCATATTTGGAGATTCTAAAGTACGTGTTCGTATGTACAATATCAGAAAGAACAAAGACGCTGAATCTACTATCTTAATAGATAACATTGATGATCGTAAAAATACGGCTAGATGTATCATAAGTGCATTTGATGTGGTAAACAAAGAAACTAATTTGTTTATTCAAAGCATTATAAAAGAATTATATTTATCTTTGATAGATGTAAAGGCTATAAAAGAGTTATATTCAACTTATAAAAAGTTGAATAAGATACACAAAAGCATCGATAACCTTTCTTGGTAACTATAACCATACCCAATAGGTAGGAGTATGGTTATTAAGTTATATAAAAATTAAGTTGTTTTATTTTAAATTAATTTTCACAGGAGGAAACAAAATGAAAACAACAAACAAAAAAGCAATCACATTGGTAGCAGCTATGGCTGCAATTTCTGGTTCTGTATTTGGTGCTGGGGTCAACAATACTGTTGATCCAAATGCCGCACTATATGGTGCGGAAGCATATGGTAAACAAAACGTAGTAGCTTTAACTGCTACAAGTGCATTTGCTGTAGGCTACAATAACACTGTATCTGGTGACAATTCCTTTGTATACGGCAACGCTAATAAAGCGACCGGAACAAATGCTATTGCCGGCGGTGAGTATAGTAGAGCTGCAGGTCGCAATTCCGTTGCAATCGGCTCCTCTGCACAAGCATTGCAAAACGATACGTTTGCAATCGGGTCTCAAGCTCGTGCAAACGGTACTGATGCTTTAGCTTTCGGTAATGGCAGTTATGCTGAAAATAAGTCTACAGTTGCTATTGGTAAAACAGTTAAAGCAACTGGAGAAGGGGCTTTGGCAATTGGTTTTAATTCAGAAGCAACTGCACGAAATTCTATTGCTATCGGTGGTAATGTGAAAAAACCTGGTGATAGTATAAACCCACCAAAAATAGTTGCGTCTGGTACTTCATCTATTGCTGTTGGATATGGAGCAACAGCCAAAGGTAATTTAGGCATTTCTATTGGTGAAAATGCTTATTCCGAAGGAAGCAGCTCTGCTGCTATTGGTAGTTGGTCTATAGCATCTGGAGATCATGCAACAGCAGTAGGCGGAGGTCAGGCTAGAGCAGATAGAGCCGTTGCTGTTGGTTCTGGGAATGCAGATGGTGTAGAATCTGTTTCTATGGGTTACTATTCTAGAGTCAGTGCCGAAGGTAGTGTTGGTATTGGTAGACGTGTAACAATAGATGACAACGCAACAAACAGTGTTGTGATTGGTTCTGCTTCTTCAGGTGTAATTAATGATAAAAAGAATGTGGTGGCTATTGGTGCCGATACATATTCTGCGGTTGAAAATAGTGTAGCATTAGGCAATTATGCTAGAGCAGATGAAGTGGTATCTACTAGTTCTGTAAATATTGCTGGTAAAACATATGATTTTGCAGGCAAAACCGCTGATGGTACAGTAAGTATTGGTGGTAAAATTATATCTGGTTATGAAACAGACAGACATGGAATGCCTATCTTTGATGATAATGGTAATATGATTCCTATAATTGATAAAACTGCTCATCGTACCATTACAAATGTAGCTGCTGGTCGAGTATCTGCAACTTCTACTGATGCAGTAAACGGTAGCCAATTGAACGCTACAGTTGAAGCAATCAATAAGAATCATCAAGCGGCGGCTGATGCTATGGCAGAAGCTAAGAAACACGGAAGTGTTGTTGCTGGCGATAACGTAGTTGTTACGACTTCCACTAATAGCAATGGTGGCGTTGAGTACAAAGTAGCTACTAAGAAAGACGTAGAACTAAGTTCCGCATCTTTCGGATCTGTTTCTGATCCTGTACACAATACTATCACCAAAGATGGTATGGGTGTATTTGATAATGACGTTGACACTCAATACAAAGCTAACGGTGTTGTGATCGAAAACCGTGATAACTTGGATACAGCTACACATGATATCAATGGTGTTACAGCTGACTCCAATAACCGTCACGTAGCATTCACTACTGACGGTATCGATGCAGGTAGCCAAGTTATCAACAACGTAAAAGCTGGTGTAAAAGATACTGATGCTGTTAACTACAAACAGTTGAAAGATTCTATTTCTACCGAATCCGTAGTTTCCGATAGTCGTATAGACAACATTGCATCTGTAGGTGTAGTAAATGGCAAATCTACTGGTGATGCTAACGCTCAATATGGCGTATATGTATCCCGCACTACTGTAGATGCTATTGCTAAAGGTTCCAATCGTTTCGCTGGTGACGATGTCATCAAAGTAGAACGTTGGGTTGCACCTTCTAACGTAGCAGATCTAACTACCTTCAAATACGATGGTAATAAAGCTGCTACAAAAACTCCATTGACTTACAAAGCTAACGGTGTTACAAAAACAACTATGTTAGCTGATGGACTAGACTTCACTAATGGCTCCAACACAACAGCTTCTGTTGATGCTAATGGTGTAGTTAAATATGATCTCAATAAAGATATCACTGTTGATTCTGTAAAAGCTGGTAAAGTTGTAGCTGATAAAGCTAACATTGCTGGTGTTACTATCGACAACAATGGTATCAATGCTGGTGGTAAAACAATCACTAACGTAGCACGTGGTATCAATGCTAATGATGCTGCTACAGTAGGCCAATTGAACGATGTACGTACTGCAATGTCTAATGGTGATGCGGCTACATTGAATCGTGCAAATGCTTACACTGATAGCCGTGTGAGCGAAACTACAGCTCAAAACGCAGCTCTAGCTGCTCTACACCCATTGGACTTCAACAAACATGATAAGTTCCAAATCGCAACAGGTGTTGGTAATTACAAAAATAAAACATCTGTAGCATTGGGTGCATTCTACCAACCTAACGAGAACACATTGCTTTCCTTAGGTGCAACTTTAGGTGCTCATCGCAATGTCGTGAATGCTGGTGCAACATTCCGCTTCGGTAAACACAGTGAAATGAACACTGACCGTCACGACGCTCTTGAAAATAAAGTGAAAACTTTAGAAGAAACATTAGCTAATATTTCCGCTAAATACGATGAACTTCTAAAGAAAGTAGAAAATAAATAATTATATTATATTATAGAAGAGGCTCTTAATTGAGCCTCTTTTGTTTTTTAAGGAGGAACTTCGAATGAAAGTAAACAAAATTTTATTAACGACTGCAGTTATTGCATCTCTAGGTACTACTGCTTTTGCAGCAGATACTACTGTTGGTACAGGTAATGGTATTGCTTATGGTACTGCAACAGAAGCTATTGGTGCAAAAAGTATCGCTATTGGGAATACTGTTAAAGCTTCTGATGACAACTCTATTGCTATTGGATATGATGCTAGTGCTAAAGGTATCAATGCTATTGCCATTGGTTCTAGTCAAATTACAAATTCTAGTGAAAACCCTGATACAAAAACCTTAGTTGATGGTGAAAATAGTTTAGCTATTGGTCAAGCAGCACAAGTTACATCAAATGATTCCATCGCTATTGGTAAAGATTCTAAAGTATATGATTCATCTAATATTTCTACTGTAGTTGGATATGGTGCAAAGTCTAGTGCTTATATGGGTTCTGCATTTGGTGCAAATGCACATGCCGGTGGTAGTTCATCTTTCGCAATGGGTAGTTTTTCTGAAGCATTAGGTGATAATTCTGTTGCTATTGGTCAACAAGCAAAAGCGGAAAAAACAGATTCATATGCCCTCGGTAGTGGTGCAGAAGCTACTAACTATTACTCATCTGCACTAGGTTCTAACAGCCATGCTACTGGTAATGGAGCTACGGCTATTGGTACTGCTAGTAATGCAAATGGTGATAATAGTGTTGCAATCGGCAGTTACACTGTAACAAAAGGTGAAAATAATATCACATTAGGGTATCATTCTGTTGATGATGACGTTGTAGCAACTTCTCATAGTTTAATTAATGGGCATGATTATAAGTTCGCTGGTGATGACCCTTATGGCACAGTAAGTGTTGGCGGGGTTGTTGATTATGATTTTGTAAAAGATGCCGATGGTAACCCTGTATTAAATGAAGACGGTACTGGTTATTTGATGGTCAAAAAACACTTAACTCGCACTATCACTAACGTAGCAGCAGGTCGCATCTCTGACTCTTCTACAGATGCAATCAATGGCTCTCAATTACATTCTGTAATTGAAGAAACAGGCAGAATTGATGATAAAGTAAATAACCATGAAACTCGTATCAATGATATCAGTGCTAAAGTAGATAAAAATAAAGAAGTATTAGGTAATCATGAAGTTCGTATTACAACTTTAGAAAATAAAATTACTGATATTGGCACCAATGCCATTAACCAAGCTAACCATTACACGGATATGCAAGTAGCTAAAGTAGGTGCTAATGCAGCTGCTCTAGCAGCTTTACACCCACTTGATTATAACCCAGATCATAAGACAGATATCATGGCTGGAGTTGGTCATTATAAAGGTAAAACCGCTGTAGCACTTGGTGTATCCCATAGACCAAATGAAAATACAATGGTTACTTTCGGTACTACTATCAATGGTAAAGATACTATGGTAAATGCCGGTGTATCATATAAGGTAGGAGCTAAAGGTTCTACTTATAAGAGTCCATTAAAAATGGCAAAAGAAATTGATGATTTGAAAGCAATTGTAGATAAGTTGCTTAAAGATAATCAAGAACTTCATAAAGCTTTAGAAAATAAATAATTATACTTTATAAAGCCTCTTAATTGAGGCTTTATTTTTTTAAGGAGGAATTTCGAATGAAAACAAATAAAATTTTACTAACTTTGGTATTGACAACCTTATCCACTACAGCTATGGCGGCAGATTCTACTACTCATGATTATCATACTGGTCAATATCCAGTAGCCGAGTCAGTTAAAAACAGTATTATCTATGGTCATGATACAAATGTTACACAAGCACACGGCCATTTGACTAATATTATTGCTGGTGGTGAAAATAACACTGTTCAGCTTGATGCACATAATAGTGCAACTTTCGGTATTGGAAACAATAATAATTCTGCAAATTCTGTAGTGGCTGGCGACCATAATACAATCACGAATGCGAATAATTCTATCGCTGGTGGTATTTATAATGCTAGTCATTCTAGCAATACATTAGTATTCGGTTATAATAATGCTATCGATTTCCGAAGTGATAATTCTATCGCTGGTGGCGAAAGAGCAAAACTTACTGGCAAAAACTCACTAGTATTTGGTGAAGATGCTGTAGTAGAAGGCGACAATACATATGCTATCGGTAAAGAAGCAGTTGCAAATGCTACTAATTCACTTGCTATTGGTAACGGAGCAAAAGCAACTGAAGAAAACAGTGTAGCTATTGGTAATAACTCCATTACTAATACTGTAATTGGAACTGAATCTGAAACTATTAATGGTACAACACATACCTTTGCCGGTAGTGCTCCTTTAGGAACAGTATCTATTGGTGATATTGGTAAAGAACGAACTGTAACTAATGTTGCAGCAGGACGTATATCTGATACTTCTACAGATGCTGTTAATGGCAGCCAATTACATGCCATTATTGAAGAAGCAGATAAAATTGGTACTAAAGTAAATAGTCATGAAACTCGTATTGATGATATCAGTGCTAAAGTAGATAAAAATAAAGAAGTATTAGGTAATCATGAAGTTCGTATTACTGACTTAGAAGATAAAGTTACCGTAATTGGTCCTAATGCTATCAAAGAAGCTAACAACTACACTGATTCCCAAGTTGCTAGTGTAGGTGCTCAATCTGCAGCTCTAGCTGGCTTGCATCCTTTGGACTTCAATAAGGATGACAAAGCTTCCTATGCTGCATCTGTTGGTCACTACCGTAACGCTAACGCTGTTGCGGTAGGTGCATTCTACCGTCCTAATGAACGTACTATGGTTTCTGGTGCTATTAGTTTCGGTAAACATCTTCAAATGAATGTGGGTGTAGCATTCAAAACTGGTAAAGGTTCTGAATATATCAATGAGGCTAAATCCAAAGATAGTAGAATCGAAAAGCTAGAAGCTTTGGTAGAAAAATTGACTGCTGAAGTAGCTGAACTTAAAGCTAACAAATAATAGATCTAAGATAAGGAGTTTTGTATGTATACTATTAATATTTATAAAGACATGAATCAGCTTGATATCTCTTTCAAAGATGTACAGGAAGAAAATTTAGATACTGTACTCGAAACCATAGAAGGAGGCTTTTGGTTATATGTCAAAAAATGGTATGAAGAAAACAACATTATTGAATTTAGAATCGAAGTAATCGATCAAATCAATAAAGATATTAGAAATATTATTTGGGAATCTAAAGAAGGCTTCTTAGAAGCGTGCTCTATAGAAAAATATATCCGTCATTTGATCAATAAGGAAACTTATCAAATCTGGATTAAAGATCACGTAGATTCTGAAAGCATTTGTAAGTTTGCTGATTAGGACTTAAAGTCAACAAATAATAACTTTAAAATAATCGCAGGGGTGCGTCAAACACCCCTCTTTTATTTTTTGTCTCCGAAAGGAAGGATAGATAAAATGATCCTTTATTTACCAGAACGTCTTTATGATGAAATTAAAGATAATCAAGATTTTATCGATATCTCTGAACAAATGGAAGATATCTATACAGAGAATAATACATTTGAACATGCTATCACTACTAACTGGGTAGATAATGATGAAATCAAAGATCTAGGAATTAAACTAGATAAACTTATCGAAACTTTCTTCAAAGACAAACCTAATTATATTGAAGAATACAAAATCAACAATGGTAAGTATTCTAAACAAGAAATGATTGTTAAGTATGAAACTGGTAATACTGAAGTCTATGATTATGAAAACAAATTCTTCTTATTATCTAATATCCTTAATAAATCATATGAAGATGGTACTTATACCGAATATATGAAACCTTATGTAAACTTATTTGAGTCTACTAGTTTAGAAGAAAAGAAAGATATGAATCTTTCTAAATATATTTGGTTAAAATATATGCACGCTAAGTTATATGTAATGGCTACTAAGATTAATTTTGTTGATATGAAATGGGATAAATCTTTTGCAGACCAAGCATTACAATTATTAGATGAATTGAATATATATGATGATACAGATATCTTCGAAAACTCTTTCTTAGAAGCATATCTAGAAGCAGTACAAACTGTAATGGTTAATAATCCTAAATTACCTAGTCAAGAGATTCTTAATCTATTAGGTAGAGTAAATGGTATTGTAAATGAAAAATCTTTCCAATACTATAACTGCAGTTTCTCTGTATTGTCTTATATGGATACTATAAATAACCTATACCTATTTAAAGGTGATTTTACAGCATTCCATCATATGACTTCTACTATTGTAGACTACATTAACGACTCTTTATACTATATAGAAAATACTCTTCGTGGTTTAAGCTATTATGATAAGTCTAATCATGCTATGTATGCTATTCTTATTCGTAAATATCTTAAACTCACTGATTACTGTGATTACATGAGAGATATTAAGATTAAATATCTTTCTGATACAGATAAAGAGTTTATTCTATCCGATAGATTAGGTTCTGATGTATCTACAAATCCATTCAATGGTGTAGTAGAATCACGTACTCTAGAAGATTGTGATTCTTTCTTTAAGAATAACTTCTATCTAGAAAACCTTAAGCATATAACGGTAGAATAACCATGTTTGATACTATAAAATATGTGCTTATTAAGTTCTGTAGCTTCTGTAACTTAGATTGTAGCTATTGCATTATCTCAGATAGAGATTCCAAAGCTAAGTCTAATGTATTTAATCAGCCCAAGGAACTTAGAAAACTGTTGCTTACTATGGATATCGGTCCGGTATTAGACTTTGAACTTACTGGTGGGGAATGTAGTCTATACTGTAATGAAATTAGATCTTTTATGAAGGAAATGAAGAAGATCGAACGATATAAAGATACAAGAGTAATCGCATCTACTGTAACCAATGGTACTAACTTAGATGGTATCTTTGAATTACTAGATGATAATGTATTAGACTCTTGGTCTATGAAGATGTCTTGGGATGGTTTATATTCCGCATCAAAAGTTCGATTTTCTAAATTACCTCAATATGATGATCAATTCTTTAGAGATCAAGTAGCTAAACTTGGGGCAAGTAAATATCGTAATGATATTTTACTTAGAATAGCACTTACTCATGAAACAGTAGATGACTTATACGATTCCGTTAAGTATGCAAGAGATTGTGGTTGTAATAAGATAGAGTATTATCCTCTATATCTTAAAGAAGACCCAATGTATTACCATGATGAAGAACTTCTTAAGAAGTTTAAAGTCCAAGCTATTAAGATAGCTGAGTTATATAATAAAGAACCATTTGATTATGAAAATTGGAACTATTTATATTATACTCGTGCTCTAAACGCAGGGAAACCGTTCGATTTGGGATGTGAGATATTAGGAAAAATGATTTATGTCACTACCCCAGGGGATGTATACCCTTGTTCTCTTTTTAGTGAGAATTTTAAACAAAACTTCATTATCGGTACAGTAAAAGACGGTATCGATTATGACAAAATGCAAAAATTTGTCAAAGACTACACCGAATGGGATAATGGTTGTAGTGGATGTAATCAATACCACTGTAATAAGTGTCCAGCGATGCTTTATTACACAAGACATAAGGGGTTGGGTTGTTATATTCATCCTTTCAAGAAACTTGAAAGAGATATATTCGAAACTCTAGCACCAGCTCTTACAGAGCAACAAACAAAAAAGATCTTAGGTAGATTAAATTTTGTTAATGATCCTGAAGTAACTGACAGGATGCCTAGTTGGATAGCGAGAGATAGATAAAATATGGAATTTATAAATTTAGTCGTTTATGTAAAGAACGTAGATAAAACTATTAATATTCATTGTAACCTTAACTTCGAAAATGAGTTAATTTTAAAAGAGATTATCAAGAGATATAACCAAACTCTTATTAATCACTTTGGAGCTAAGTTATTTAGTGATAGTATTCTATTCCAAGAAGTAAATACAAATGTGTATAAGAATTACAATAACCTAGTAACTGTAGATGAAATAAATATGGTTGATTCAGTTTATGATAATACTTTCACTACTATAGACTTCTATAACTTTAGCTCTTTTGATCAATATATGAAGAGTTTAGTGATTGGAGAGATCGTAGGTGTTTGATAACTTCAAATCTATCATGATCAAGGTATCTGATAAGTGCAACATGTGTTGTGATTATTGTTTCCAAGGAGAAGGAGTCTCTGAAGGAATATTTAATGATATCGATGGTCTTAAAAACTTCTTAAAAGATTTACCTACTGGAGATACGTTAGATGTAAAGTTTATCGGTGGAGAGCCTTTAATCTATTCTGATAGTATCAAACGTATGGTAAAGGAAATAAGAAAACTAGAAAGAACGAAAGATGTTCACTTTAGATTTGGTCTAACCACTAATGGTCTATATTTCAATTCTTTAATTGAATTGATTAAAGAAGGATATCTAGACGAAGAGTTAGTAAAGGTAAGCTGGGATGGAAAGTATAGTAAGTATATTCGTAAGTCTTGTTATGATAATGGATTTGTGAATAATGCTATCTATAGTATAATCAAAGAATGTCCTAATGTAACAGTTAGGATAGCTATACATCTAAAGAATGTAGATTCTATTGAAGAATCTATGCTTGCTTTACTATCTAGAGGAGCTAAGTCTATTGAGTTATATTATATAATGGATTATCCATTATATAGAGATGAATGGTTTATATATAAATGCAAGAAAATGTTTGAGAAGGTTGCTAGAATATATAGCTTCTTCTCGTTCAGATATGTAAACTGGGAATCTCTTAAATATAACTCAGATAAAGAAACGTCTGAAGCTTCTAAATGCAGTCATCTAGGTTCTCATCTCCATATCGACAAGAATGGAGATCTATACCCTTGTGGTATGTTTGTCCCTGATGATAATATATATGTGACCACACAATGGAAGATTGGTAATTTAAAATCTGGTATCGACTTCACTAAAACTAAAGAATTAGAAATGGAGTTGAACAAAGAAGTTGGTTGTTCTAAAGGTTGTAAAAACGTCAACTGTTTTGAATGTCCAGCCGTTAATTTAGGTGAGATTGGAAGTATGGATAAACGATTCATGCAACAATGTGAGCTTAAAGAAATTGAACGCAAAATTTATAATAAATTCCACGGAGTAGGCTAATATTAGCCTACTCCAAATCTTCCCTTATTTTTTCCTTCCAAAAGGGTGTTAAAATCTCTGAACTTCATAATATAGAAGAGAAGAGTATCTTCGAAAAATTTTCAAGTTTACTATTTTCTCATATTCTATATAGAATAATTTTATTTTTTTAAGGAGGTGTAATTTTAATATGGACACAACAAACCGACGCGTCGTTGAAAGCCCTGTTGCTTACGATATCCCTGGCACTAATGTTGCTTCTGGTATCGCTCCATTTAAAACTACCGATAATTATGCTACTCATTACGAAGAGTATGGTCAAGGTGGCTATCGTTCTGTAAAAACAATTGAAGAACGTAATGCTATCCCTAAAAAACGTCGTAAATTGGGTATGCTTGTTAATGTTCTCTCTGCAGGCATTTTCAAATTAACTTCCGATCCTGGTAACGGTAATACTACTGATGAAAACTGGGGTTCTTTGGACTCTGTTACAGTACAAGATGCTACTCCTAGCGATAACCCTACAGCTACTAATCCTGCTGTAGATGGTAACTTGATTACATTGTCTGACGGTGCAATCATGCGTACACAAGTAACTCCAAACTTACCTTCTTATGTTTTCAATGTATTCTTGAAAGCTAAAGCTGACTATGCAAAAATTCGTTGGTGTGTAGTAGTTGGTCAAACAGTTCCAACTGTTACTTACGTAACTACTAACTCCCGTGGTGAAACAGTTCCTGCTACAATTCTTGTAGATGAATTGGACACTCTTGAATTGCGTGCTGGTACAACTAAAGTTCTTGAATTCGAAACATTGGATCATGGTGATACTTGGTTCGTAAACGGCAAAACTTATAACAAAGCTGGTGCCGAAACAGATCCTAACCTTGAAATTATTACTCGAGCTAAATTGAATAAAGCTCTTGAATGGGAAACAGTAGAGGAATAGGAGGAACTGCTAATATGAACATGATTAAACGCTTTGTACGTCTTACTGCGGCTAAATACAGTGAATTGATTACTGGTACTAAAGTAGACGAAGATGCTTTCTATTTCTTGGAAGATACTGGTGAACTCTTCAAAGGTTCCGTACAACTTACAGATGCTCTTGTTGTTATCGACTCTATTGATAACATTCCTGACGTTAAAACAATCCGCAAAGGTCGTTTCTATGTAGATAAAAACGGTGGCGTTGCGGGTATGGTTAATGATCAATGGACTAAATTCATTGATCCTAAGGCTCGTCCTATTAACTACGTAGAAGATGCTTCTCAACAACCAGCTGGTGCTAAAGAAGGCGTATTCTATTTCGACGGTGTTAACTTGGGTGTCGTTAATGGTGCTTCTTATGTTAACCTTTCTAAATTCGATGCATCTGTATGCTCTTTGGTAAAAGATGCTACAGTTCGTCCACAAAACTTGGTTAATGGTCACTTCTACCTTGATACTAAAGGTAATGTAGGTGTAGCTATTCAACTTACTGAAGATCCTAACTCTTTAGATTACAACTTGATCATTCAACCTAATACAAACTATGTAACTCTTAGCAAAGTTGAAGATACTATTAAAGAAGCTAATAAAGTAGTAGCTGCTGCTTATACAGCTGCAGATACAGTTTTGAAACAAGCTGTAGATGAAGTATTGAATACTTTGAAAGGTCAAGTTGGTGCTCTTGAAGCTAACTTCGAAGAAGGTAAAGCTAAAGAAGCAAAAGTAGCTGATGTTGCTCATGAATTGGAAAACCTTCCTACAGACAAAATCGCTACTAAAGAAGAATCCGAAAAAGCTGTAGCTGATCTTAAAGCTGACATTGAAGCTAAAATGTTGAATAAAGTTGAAGTAGTTGTTGGTAAACAACTTTCTACTGAAGACTTCACAACAGAAGAAAAAGAAAAACTTGCTGGCTTAGAAAAATACACACTTCCAGTTGCTTCTGAAGAAGAATTGGGTGGTGTAAAAGTTGGTGAAGGTCTTTATGTAACTGACGGTAAATTAAACGTTCACGAACAAGATCTTTCCGCTTATGCTAAAACAGCTGCCGTTGAAGAAAAACTCAACGACTACGCTAAAGCCGTTGAAGTACAAACTCAATTAGAAGCTTATGCTAAGAAAACTGAATTACCTTCCATTGAAGGTTTGGCTAAGACTACTGAAGTTGATGCTAAATTGGTTGACTATGCTAAAGAAGCTGAAGTTAATACTAAATTAGCTGAAAAAGCTGACGCTACAGTTATCCCTACACTTGCTACTAAAGCTGAAGTTACGGCTGCTGTTGAAGGTGTTGCTAAAACTGCAGAAGTAGATACTAAATTAGCTGATTATGCTAAAACTGCTGATGTTGCTAATACATACGCTACTAAAGAAGCTATCAATGCAGTAGCTGGCTTAGATGCAGATACTGTTGCTGAATTGAAAGTTTTGGCACAAAACTCTGACTTAACTACTGTAGCTGCTAAAGTAGCTAATGTATATACTAAAGCAGAATCTGATGCTAAATTAGTCGACTATGCTAAAACTACTGACGTAGAAACTAAACTTGCAGCTAAAGCTGACGTAACTGCTATTCCAGACGTATCTGGTCTTGCTACAAAAGCTGAAGTTACAGCTGCTGTTGCTGGTGTACAAGTTCCTTCTATCGAAGGTCTTGCTAAAACAACAGAAGTTGAAGCTAAATTAGCCGACTATGCTAAAACTGCAGAAGTAGATACTAAACTTGCTGACTATGCTAAGAAAACTGAACTTCCTTCTATTGAAGGCTTAGCTAAAACTACAGATATCGAAGCAGCTTATGCTAAGAAAACTGAACTTCCAGACGTATCTGGTCTTGCTACTAAACAAGAAGTAACTGATGCGGTTGCTGGTGTACAAGTTCCTAGCATTGAAGGTTTAGCTAAAACAACTGAAGTTGAAGCTAAACTTGCTGACTACGCTAAAACTGCAGAAGTAGATACTAAATTAGCTGACTATGCTAAGACAGCTGAAATCGCTGAAACTTATGCTACTAAAGAAGCTATCAATGCAGTAGCTGGTTTAGATGCAGATACTGTATCTACTTTGAAAACTTTAGCACAAAACTCTGATTTGACTACAGTTGCAGAAAAAGTTAAGAATGTTTACACTAAAGCTGAAACTGATACTAAATTAGAAGCTAAAGCTGACGTAACTGCTATCCCAGACGTTTCTGGTTTAGCTACAAAAGCTGAAGTTGCTGCTATTACTGTTCCTAGTATTGAAGGTTTAGCTAAAACTACAGACGTAGAAACTAAATTAGCTGACTACGCTACAAAAGCTGAAGTAACAGCTGCTGTTGCTGGTGTACAAGTTCCTTCCATCGAAGGCTTGGCTAAAGCTACAGAAGTTGATGCTAAATTAGCTGACTACGCTAAGAAAACTGAACTTCCTGACGTATCTGGCTTAGCTACAAAAGCTGAATTACCTTCTATCGAAGGTCTTGCTAAAACAACAGAAGTTGATACTAAGTTAGCTGATTATGCTAAAACTGCTGAAGTAGAAGCTACTTATGCTAAGAAAACTGAACTTCCTTCTGTTGAAGGTTTAGCTACTAAAGCAGAAGTTGCTGAAACTTATGCTACTAAAGAAGCTGTAAATGCAGTAGCTGGCTTAGATGCTGACACTGTAAATACTTTGAAAACTTTAGCACAAAACTCTGACTTAAGCACAGTTGCAGAAAAGGTTAAAAATGTTTATACTAAAGCTGAAACTGATACTAAATTAGAAGCTAAAGCTGACGTAACTGCTATTCCTGATGTATCTGGTTTGGCTAAAACAGCTGAAGTAGAAACTACTTACGCTAAGAAAACTGAACTTCCAGACGTTTCTGGTTTAGCTACTAAAGCAGAAGTTGCTGCTATTACTGTTCCTTCCATCGAAGGTTTAGCTAAGACTACTGAAGTGGATGCTAAACTTGCTGATTACGCTAAGAAAACAGAACTTCCTTCTGTTGAAGGTTTAGCTACAAAAGCTGAAGTTACTGAAGCAGTTACTGGTTTGGCTAAAGCATCTGAAGTTGCTGCAACTTATGCTACTAAAGAAGCAGTTAATGCTGTAGCTGGCTTGGATGCGGATACTGTAAACCAATTAAAAGCATTGGCTCAAAACTCTGATTTGACTACAGTTGCAGAAAAAGTTAAAAATGTTTACACTAAAGCTGAAACTGATGATAAATTAGCAGCTAAAGCTGATGTATCCGCTATCCCAGATGTATCTGGTTTGGCTACTAAACAAGAAGTTACAGCTGCTGTTGCAGGTGTACAAGTTCCTTCTATCGAAGGCTTAGCTAAGACTACTGATGTTGAAGCTACTTACGCTAAGAAATCCGAACTTCCAGATGTATCTGGATTAGCTACTAAACAAGAAGTAACTAATGCCGTTGCTGCTGTAGAAGTTCCTTCTATCGAAGGTTTGGCTAAAACAACTGAAGTTGAAACTAAACTTGCTGATTATGCTAAGAAAACAGAACTTCCTTCCATTGAAGGTTTAGCTAAAACTACTGAAGTTGATACTAAACTTGCTGATTATGCTAAGAAAACAGAATTGCCAGACATTTCTGGTTTAGCTACTAAACAAGAAGTTGCTGCTATTACTGTTCCTTCCGTAGAAGGTTTCATTAAAGGTACTGAAGTTGATGCTAAATTAGTTGACTATGCTAAGAAAGCTGAAGTAGAAACTACTTACGCTAAGAAAACTGAACTTCCTGATGTATCTGGTCTTGCTACTAAAGCAGAAGTTACAGCTGCTGTTGCTGGTGTAGAAGTTCCTTCTATCGAAGGTTTAGCAAAAACTACTGAAGTTGAAGCTAAATTAGCTGACTATGCTAAAACTACAGATATCGAAGCAGCTTATGCTAAGAAAACTGAATTGCCTTCTATTGAAGGTTTAGCTAAAACTACTGAAGTAGATACTAAATTAGCTGACTATGCTAAATCTGCAGATATCGCTAATACATACGCTACTAAAGAAGCAGTTAATGCTGTTGCTGGTTTGGATGTAGAAACAGTAAATAGCTTAAAAGCTTTGGCTCAAAACTCCGATTTGGCTACAGTTGCGGACAAAGTTAAAAACGTTTACACTAAAGCTGAAACTGATACTAAATTAGCTACTAAAGCTGACGTAACTGCTATTCCAGACGTAACTGGCTTGGCTGTTAAATCTGAAGTGGAAACTACTTATGCTAAGAAAACTGAATTACCAGATGTATCTGGCTTGGCTACAAAAGCTGAAGTTACATCTGCTGTTGCTGGTGTTGCTGTTCCTAGCATTGAAGGTTTGGCTAAGACTACTGAAGTAGAAGCTAAACTTGCTGATTATGCTAAGAAAACAGAACTTCCTTCCATCGAAGGTTTGGCTAAGACTACTGAAGTTGATACTAAGTTAGCTGCTAAAGCTGATGTATCCGCTATCCCAGACGTATCTGGCTTAGCTACTAAAGCTGAAGTTGCTGCAGTTGATGCTAAATTCGCTACTAAAGCAGATGCTTCTGCTATTCCTAGCATTGAAGGTTTAGCTAAAACTACTGATGTAGAAGCTACATATGCTAAGAAAACAGAACTTCCTAACGTATCTGATTTAGCTACTAAAGCTGAAGTTGAAGCACTTAAAACTGAATTCGTTACAGAAGAAACTTTAACTGAAAATATCAATCAATTCTCCACAAACGTTGATGGTAAAATTAACGAAGCTAAAGGTGAATTAGAAGCTAAAGTTACAGAAGTTGATGGTAAATTAGCTGGTTACGCTAAGAAAACTGAACTTCCTTCTATCGAAGGTTTAGCTAAAGCATCCGAAGTAGAAACTACTTATGCTAAGAAATCTGAATTACCAGACGTTTCTGGTTTGGCTACTAAAGCTGAAGTTACAGCTGCTGTTGCTGGTGTTGCTGTTCCTAGCATTGAAGGTTTGGCTAAAACAACTGAAGTTGAAGCTAAATTAGCTGACTATGCTAAGACAGCTGAAGTAGAAACTACTTATGCCAAGAAAACAGAACTTCCAGATGTATCTGGCTTGGCTGTTAAAACAGAAGTAGAATCCACTTACGCTAAGAAATCTGAATTACCAGATGTATCTGGTCTTGCTACTAAAGCTGAATTACCTTCCATCGAAGGTCTTGCTAAAACAACAGAAGTTGTAGCTAAATCTGTTTACGATGAAAAAGTTCAATCTCTTGAATCTGAAATCAATGATCTCAAAGCTAAATTAGCTGCTGTTGCTTCTGGTACTACAGAACAACGTCCTACTGAAAACCTTGTAGTTGGTCAACAATACTTCGACACAACTCTTGGAGTTCCTGTATACTGGAATGGTACTGAATGGCACAACCCATTCGCTAATATCACTACAGTAGAAGTAGAACACTAATTACAACTAAATAGAAAATCTTTATGGATAGGTCTTATAAGACCTATCCATATATTTTAATTTTAATGAAAGGAGTTATTATATGACGGTTTTGAAGAAAGCTGTTTTAATCGATTATACCAAACTCAAAGATATGATTGATCAAGGTACTATCGATGGTGAAACAGTTTATTTTTTATCTGGTAAAGATTTACATGATAAGATTAAAGATATCGATACTAAAATCGAATCTAAAGCCGATCAAACTTCTATTCCTAATATAAGTAATCTTGCTACTAAACAAGAAGTAACTGATGCAGTTGCTGGTGTTCAAGTTCCTAGTATTGAAGGCTTGGCTAAAACAACTGAAGTTGAAGCTACTTATGCTAAGAAAACCGAACTCCAACATCTTACAGCCGGTGAGGGCATTACTATATCCGAAACTGGTGTTATCTCTTCATCTACCCCTCAAGTAGATTTAAGTGATTACGTAAAAGATGAATCCCTTTCGTTAGATGGTCTAGATCTTGTAGCTAAGTATGAAGCAGCTAAGATTAAATACGATAATCCATTAGCCACTACTGAAACTACAAATCCAGCTGAAAATCATTAATGAAAGGAGATGAATAATATGGCAAATTTAAAAGATACGCTGACACGTGTCTTAGATCCATTTATAGATAAGATAGCAAAAGAAATATCTACTATCAAAGCTGGTATGGATACTACTAAAAGTATTGACGTAGTTAGCTATGGTATCGATAATACTGGTGCTACCGATGTAACTGAAAAGTTAAATGAACTATTTCTCAAAGTATCTAAAGAAAAATACCAAGAAGTAATTTTCCCTGATGGTACTTATAAGATTGAAAATCCAGTAAAGATTTTCTGTCCAGAAAAGATGAGTCGTTCTTTGGTTATCAGGTCTGAATCTACTTATGGTGCTACTATTATATGTGACCATACTGATGCTTCTAGTGGAGAACCTATCGGGTTCGTATTAACTCGCAATGCACCAGAAAATCAAGATGGTGAAGTATTAAATGCTTACAACGTAACAATCGATGGTTTTGTTTTCAAAGTTAAAGACCAAGATGCTGACGGTAGTAATATTAAATTTATCGGTACGGAAACTACTATTAGTACTTTATTATTTACTAACGTAAAATTAGTAAATCTTCGAATGACTAATACCAAAGACTGTGCTGGTAATAATATAGATTTATCTGCCCAATGTAATAACTTGACTATCGATAATGTAAAAACTAATTACGGTATGTATGCTGTATATCTAGAATATAGTAACGGTATAAATAATAGTATAAGTAATATCGTTTCTAATAACTGTACTTATTGTTTCTCAACATACTCATATGCTGATTTCGAAACTATTACTCTTCATTTCGATGATACTGTCGATTTAAATAATGGTACTATGGCTAATTTCTATGCTAATAAAATATCAAACTTTAAATTGACTGGTAGATGGGCTCTTAACCAAAATCCACTATATATTAGCGTTGGACCAAGAGCAGAAATTAGTAATGTTGAATTAGATATTACACTTGACGATAATGTTGATCATGTATTTTCTCAAGAAAAACCTTCTGCGTTTATCTATTTAACCTCACCAGAAAGTGCTAAAATTGAAGTTAAAATAAGCGATCTTAAATTTGAAAAATTCCAAGAAAATTTCGACCACTGGATACAAAAAGGTGCTAAATTCTCTTGGCTTAATTCTCCAGAATTGTCTATTTCTCCAAATGGTGTTACTGAATATCCTGCTTTGACTTTATTTAATAATCTAGGTTCTGTAGATGAATATAGTTCTAGAGGTTTCCTTAATAGAAAATACGAAATTAAAGCGGAAGACTCGGCTAAAACAAGAATCTATTTAGGTTACGATAGAACTATTCGTGAAGAAAATATTGCTAGTACAGATGAACTAGCTGACGGCGAAGGTTCAGCTATCTTCTTCGGTGCTAATGGTGTTCCTTATAAAGACGCTAAAGGTCATGATTATAGCAATTACACTGCAGGTGTTGCTGGTGATGTTTTCTTAGAATCTAAACCAAATAATTCTGGTCATTTTGGTTATGTATCTACTTATAGATATACCACCAAAACTGAATATTTACCAGCAGCGGATAAACCTACTTCTGTTACTAACCATGGTGATAGAACATTAACTTTTGGTTTTAATAAATTCCCAGTGTGGGGTAATGGTACATTAAAAGACACTCCAATTACAGTTGGTAGTGTGATGAATGTATTAGGTAAAGGTGCCTTTAAGGTTACTGAAACTAATGTAGAAGCCAAGACCATGAAATGTGAAATTCCTGAAACTTACAATGCTAATGTCATTACTTCATTAGACGACTTAAAAATGGAAATTTATTTCATACCCGACAAACCAGTAAATACTATGGGTGTAATGACATACGAAACTATTCCAATTATTCACTCTGGTCCTACTGAAAAAAGACCAACAGAAAATCTTGCTGTAGGTCAACAATACTTCGATACTACTTTAGGATTGCAAATAGTTTGGAATGGTACCAAATGGATTGCTAATAACGTAGATATTGATGCTAAATTAGCAGAATACGTTCGTAAAGATAGTATTACAGCTACCGATATTACTACAACTCCAGCATTCATTGGACAAGTTGCAGTATCTGGTGATCAAATCTATATAGCAAAATCATTAGATCATGGCGGTGCTGGTTGGAATGTTATCAGAACTGAATCAATAGATACGTTATAATATTTTAATATAGAAAGGATTGTATAATTAATGACAGTTTTAAAAAAAGCTACTTTAATTAGCTATGATAAACTTAGTCAAATGATTGAATCTAATTCAATTGATGAAGAAGCAGTATACTTTCTATCTGGAAAAGATGTCGTTAACGCAATTAAGAAGATCCAAATCCCTTCTATTGATGGTGGTAAACTTGTTGCTACTGATATAACAAAAGCTCCAGACTTTGTTGGACAAGTTGCAGTAGTCTATGGCACAATTTATATTGCTGAATCAACAGAAGGTCCTGGGGCTTGGCGTATTGTACAATTACAACCTAACGACCACTTATAATTAAATAGAAAGGTAATTAGATAATTATGTCTGAACAAATTAACAAAATTATCTTTACTACTAAAGAAGCATATGATAAAAAAGCAGCAGAGGGTTCATTAGATCCCTCTGTAGTTTATGCTATCGATGCTTCTCAAGTAGCAACTACAACCGAAGTTAAGGCTACGGTAGATAATAGCTTTGATAAATTTGGTTTAGGGTTAGGCATCAATAAAGAAGGTGCTGAATTCTATCATACCCCATTAGATCTTGCTGGTATGATTAAAGATATGGTTAAAACGAAATTTGACGTAAATTATACTGGTACCGAACATATCAACTTCGGTAATGGTACTAAGAGTCTTTCTGTAACCAATATTCCTAACTCTAATACTTATATCACTGCTATCCAAGATGGTACAGAACATGGTTTTGTACCATTTAATATAGAAGGTGGACTTACTCATCTAACTATTCCTGATGCTGTAGACGTTACACGAGATTTTGAATTAAAAGCATCTAATATATTTGATACAGCTCATGATACTATCAAAGTAGCTGCCTCATCTGAAGAATTTGCTATTGAAAGATTGAATGCTTTTGCTTCTTCTATCAATACAGAAACTGGTGTTGCTGACTCATTGTCTAGTATCCCTCCTTTAAGATTGTATAATAACGCTCTTTATCTTAAAGAACAATCTCAAAAGAATATTGCCTACTTAGTTAGTTACCAATATAGATTTATAATCACTGACAAATCTATAACTTTCAATAGTAATGATATCGAAGATATGAAAAAACGATATCATGAATTTAGTGATAGCTTCTATATCTTATTCGTAGATAGAACGTTCAGTTCTTATGTAGATTTAGGTACAGGTGCTTGGAAAGATTTCCCTGCAAGTGTTAGTGAAACTACAACTAAATTAGCTAATTACTTCGATAAATATGCTCTTGATATAGATACTACAAGAAAAAATAAAGTAGATACTATATTGAGTACTCTTAATACTTCAGATATCGATGTAGAAACAACTTTAAAATTATCCGATAGTGATAATTTCGAAGATGGAGATATGAAAAATAAAATATTGAATGCTGAATGTATAGCATTCAATAATTATGGTACTGACGTTGCTGCACTTGCGAATAAATTGGTTGCATTTAATACAACTAATCCATTGAAGGTTAAAGCTATATTCTATGATGCTGATTTGAGAGAAGAGGCATTTAAAAAATTGAATGAACTTCCTACTTTACAACTCATAATAGCTCGCACACCTTTCAATGACTTTGTGACAGCTGATAAACGAGTTCCATTAATTATTAAAGATAGCTATTATCCATCAATCAGGGTAACTATTAAGCCTGGTGACGGTAAAAATATGGGTATAGATGATCAATATATTAATGGTATTACAACTTTTATCAATTCTGTATCACAAAAACTTACAATAGCCCCACCAGATCATTTATAATTTAGAAAGGTAACTTAATATGGCTGATCAAATTAAAAAAATCATCTTTACCACTAAAGAAGCATACGATCAAAAAGCAGCAGCTGGTACTTTAGATCCTGAAGTAGTATATGCTATCGATGCGTCTCAAGCTGTAACTGTAGTAGAAGTTAAAGAAGCTGTAGATACTGGCTTTAGTGAATTCGGTTTAAACCTAGGCTTAGATAGAGAAGCTGTAGAATTCTACAAAATCCCTGTCGGTTTAACCGATATGCTTAAAGACATGGTAAAAGAAAAATTCAATGTTGAATATAATAATGGAACTGTAGTTCGTTATGGTAATGGTACTAGACAAATCGATATCGATATCATCAACCCTAACGGTAACAGTAGTCTTAAAGTTATTCAAGATGGTACTGACCATGGTTTCATTAAATTTGAATTACGACCAGAGATTTCACCTAGATATATGTCTAGTAATAACCCTGTTGTAAATCGAGTTACTATCCCTGATGCTATTGACATCACAAGAGAATTTGAATTGAAAGTATTTAACCTTTTCAAAACAACTTCTCTGACAGCTACAATCAAACCTAGCTTTGAAGCTGATATGGTTGCAATGTTGAATTCTTTAAATAGCAAAGTTGATTTCTCACAAGAACCTACTATCCAAATAAATACTGGAGTAGAAAATTCATACATAATTGATAATGCTTTTTTATATTATAAAGACGCAACTAACTTCAGTCCACGTGATTTAAATGGATATAACTACTCTTATCATGCTATATTCCCTGATAATGCCAATGTATCTAATATTTACGATACTTTTATTGTTGATGGTAATGTAGATGATACAGAAAAAATCCGCTTAATTACTAATATCGGATTCACAAAATACGTAGATATTCCTACTGGTACGTGGAAAGATTTCCCAGAATCTGTAAAAACTATCGCTGCTAAATTTGGTACTAAATATCAAGCTGTGACTAAAATGTTTGAAGATCAGAAGACACTTAGAGATAAAGCCAATGATGTACTTAAATCTATCAACTTCTCATCTGTAATAACTACTACCGGTAGAGATATCTCTGATTCCAATACAGCTAAATTAACTGAATTAGCTAATGCTGAAGTTATTGTTTACGATAGTTATAGTTATGGTGATGATTTAGATGAACTTTTAACTAAAGCTAATGCAATCACACCAGTAAAAGCTAAGATTGTTTACTTATGGCAAAGCTCTAATAAATTATTGCTTGAAAAATTACATAAGTATCCATCTATCAAAGCTATTTGGAATACTAGTGTAAATGATCATGAAGAATTCCCAGAAGGCTCCTCTAATATCGTATTGATAAGCCAAAATAATGATATTAGTGGCGTAATCGATGGTAAAGTAAGATATATCCAAAATGCTTCCTTCGATGTAACTGTTCCTTCCTTTGGTCAATTAAGATCTAGTAACGTATAAGGTTTATTATCCCTAGCCTAATATTAGGCTAGGGAGTTTTATTATCGTTTACATCTATATAATTTGGAAAGGAGGATTCTAGCTTGGATAAAGTATTTATGAGTGCATATGACGAGAAGTCTATGCCTAATGAAGATATAAGTATAGATGGTTTGCATTTTACTTATAATAAACCATTCTTCTTAATTGGTAATAAGAAGCTTACTGGTAAAATGTATTTCGAAGTAAATGTAAGCAATTATTATCCAATATCTGCTTTTCACAATATTCCAATTTATATAGGAGTTTCTAGAGAAGCTTCTTTTGGTGTATTAAATGCTGATTTCTGTATTGGTGCTTTATATCATGAATATGATAAGAACTTTGATATTCAAGAGAAGTTCAATGCAGTTGCTATAAATAATCATGTATCTCCAGAGAAAACTTTAACTCATCTACCAGGTGGTAAAGATGTAATCGGTGTCGGTGTAGATGTACCTGGCAATAAGATTACATTCTTTAACAATGGTAAGGAGTTTTATTCTTTTTCTCCTACTAATTTTAAACTAACTGATCATAATTTCTATCCTTGTATTTATTCTGATATCTATTATGATGAAGTAGTTTATGATGATAGAGTAGAATATGAGGATATGATAAAGAAACAAATTAGTCTTTATGTAAACTTCGGTAAGACTAATGTTGCTTATCCTCAAGATGATTATAAAACTCCATATGGGTTCTATTATAAACGAACTCAATTTGAAGCTAAATTACCAATCAAAGCTGAAATAGGTGGAGATAAATGGAAAGAACTTGTTAGAAGCTTTTCTATTAACTGCTCTGGAGTTAAAGGTACTTTCGATGACAAAGTTCCTAAGATTATTAGCTCTGATATGAATATAGATGTGACTAGTAAGAATAGATTTGAAATGTATAGTGATTCTACTATAGTCAATTCCACCCTATACGGTTCTACAGCATTTGTTAATCTACCTATACCTAAAAACCAAAAGATATATCTAGAGTTTACTTGTTCTAGAGGTGAACTTAATGATGGTATTATTGGTATTCCTGTATCTGTAGGTATATCGAATATTAATAACTCTATACTATCTAAGTCTTCTCGTATGTCCTTATGGCACCAAAAACAAGCAGTTTATGAATATAGATTAGTAGAACAGCTTGCTGAGACAACACATCAATGCGGAGATATGGAAACATCTGTAATTCCTACTCAAGGTAAATTAGTTGGTGTATTGATAGATTTAGCTAATAATAAACTTGACTTCTATATTGATAAGAATAAGTTCTATACTTATGATTTAGTATTAGACTTTACTGATCCTTATCAATTAGCATACTTCTTTATTCATGATGATAGTATCTTTACAGGTTCAGCTGTCGGACTAGTTAACTTCGGTAAAACTAGATTCGATATGGAACCTCCAAAAGGTGCTATTTCTTTATACTCTTATTACGATAGGGTATATAGAGAAATATCCGCTAACTATGTTAAGATGATAGCTAATATAGAGAATGATAATAATCGTGCTGGTTATGTATCTATTTCTGCTACTATAGATAATGCACCTAATATGGTTGTACCAGATACTGCATCTCTTATTGGTGGATACGGTAGTCTTTATTACTTACTAAATAATTTTGCTACTTTAACTGATCAAGAAGAACATATCATAGGTGATATGGCTTTACCTGCATTTAAAGAAGAAATTAAGAAAAATAACTATGGCTTCTTACCTAATATTAAGAATGAGTCTTATCAATTAGACTTTGGTGAAACTGTAGTTCCTACTTATACTATTTCTATCAAACAAACTAAGAACCAAACTATCATGTGTGAATGTGGTGGTAAGTTCTATATGGAAACCTTTGATGCTAAAGAAGGCGATATTGTATTAGTATATATCAAAGCATCTACTGGTTATGATGCTGGTACAGTGCATCCTTATGGTAGATTCCGTGTTACTAAGAATATAACCATCTCAGCAACTCCTGCAACTGTTCATAGATATAGTGTAACTATCATCAATAAGCCTAGAGAAAAAATATATGTGGAAGCAAATGGTATTGGTTATACTAATACATTCAATGCTGTATATGGTACTAAGTTTAGAGCATACGCTATCGGAGAAACTGGTTATAACCCAGGCGAGATTAATATCCCTGAAGGTGTAGTAACTTCTGATATGACTATCAGTACTTCTATGAGTACAATTAAGACATTCAGAGTTAATATAGTACAACCAGAGCATTATACTTTGGTAGTAAAATATGCTGGTAAAGAATATACAGAATCATTTGAAGTTCCATATAAATCTATGATTACTTTAGTTCCTACTAAAGTCCATAAGGGCTATGTTATTAACCCAGAAGATAGACCTGTAAACTATATGATGGTAGAAGAAGATGTTACTATAGCTCCAAAAGATGCAGTTGAAGACGTATGTAACTTAACTGTAGTTGGTGCTTATAACGGTAACTTAACTATCAATGGTCAAAGAGGTTCTGTATTTAAATTCCTTAAAGATGATAAAGTTACAATAGATTTTAAAGTCGAAGATGGTTACTTTATCGAAGAAATCTCGATAGAGCCTGTTCAACACTAATATAAACTTATTGTAAAGAAAGGAGGACTTACTTTGTCTGATACTAATAAAATTCGTAAATTAGCTAAAATGAAGAAAGAAACCTATGACGATATCGTTACTCCAGATATGGATACGTTGTATTTCACAACAGATACTGATGAAATCTTCCTAGGTACACATAAACTTGGTTCTGGTTTTGTCTGGACCGATGCAAATAATCCTAGACCTAAAGTAGGCGTTTCTGGTGTGTTCTATATCGATCGTGATACTCTTGATCTTCATATTTGGAATGAACAATTGTATCGCTGGGTATACTTTGGTAATGCTAGTGAAAATAATTCTTTATCCGTTTCTAAATTCTATGAATTCCGTCAAGATATTATTGACATGGTAGAAAAGAATAATAAACGGGTAGATGATATTATTAAAAATCATTACTATACTGAATCCCGTCTTTACTTTGTAACGGATTCCTTCAAAAAGATTCCTGAAAATGATTATTGGGTTATTAGAATTCCTAAAACCGAAAAAGAAAGAAATCTTTTGGTTAAAAATGTTTATGCTCATTTAGAAGGTACTCCAACATATCAAATCGTTTATCCTGATATCACAGAAACTCAAGAAGAAATTGTTCTTCAATTCACTACTCCTGTAGCTGGTTTCTGTATTTTGAGTTAATTATAAGGAGCTATTTACAATGCCAATATATAAACAAGTACAACTTGGTGCTGTTCCTCGTAATGTAATCACTACGATTAACAATAACTTCAACAAGTTGACTATTCCTACTAATACACTCACTACTCAAAAGATTGGTGATATTGAACGTGGTACTGACTTAAGTACTTTACCTATCAATACTATTCTTACTAAGCTTCTTACTTCTCCTAATGGTTTCGTAAGTAAAGCTGCTATCACTGATGCATTGGGTGGTAAAGACATGGTTACTGGGGATAAAGTTGGTGTAGCTAACGGTATCGCACAATTAGATGCCGATGGTAAACTTAAAGGCAACCAACTTCCAGAAACTATTTCTAACTCTACTAAATTAAATGGTAAAGATGCATCCTTCTATGCAACTGCTGACGCTTTATCCGCTAAAGCTGCTGAATTAGATAACCGCATCACATCTGCAATGAACTCCATGCAATGGCGTCCATCTGTAGCTAATATTGCTGCAATGAAAGCTATTACACATCCTCAAGAAGGTTGGACACTTTCTGTAGATGATACCAACCAAGTATATCGTTTCGATGTACAAACTACTAAAACAGCTGATGAAGCTGATAAATATATTATCGCTACTGATGGTACTGCTGGTAGTTGGGTAAAACTTGGTACTACAGTTTATTCTGCCGCTTCCACAACTGCTGATGGTTTGATGAGCAAAGAAGACAAAGGTAAATTAGATACTGTAGTAGGTACTGATGTTCCAGCAATCAAACAAGCACAAAATGATTTGAAAGCTAAATTTGATTCTAGTGGTGCTGCTCTTAATGCAGTAAAATTAGGTGGTAAATCTTTAGCTGACTTTGTAACTACAGCTCAATTGAATGCAATTACTGGTGGTGCATTTGTAATCAAATCCAAATATATCCCACACGGTAGCTTTACTGCTGGTTATACATTCTCTACAGATCCAGAAGCTCCTACTTATAATGCATATACTCTTCCTGCTGGTGAGTCTGCAGCTTATCGTCTTCCTC